TGGTATTATCGTATAGGAATATGAAGTGGAACGCCATATGATGGTACAATCACTTGGTCAGGTATATATGGGCCACTTGTAATAACAAATCCAAAATCTGTATTTCCTACAAAAAAAAGTCCAATTAATATTATACATAGTCAATCCATAATAAATGGTATTCGTATACATACCGGAATGACCGTGCCATACTATGTAATTGTAGATATTTCCAAGAATAATGAAGGAATGGCAGCGGCTGTATCACATACTATTTATACTTACGATATTGGACACGGTTATTTTGATATCACTGGGCTCAGTCCAAATAATACATATAATTTTAGACCAACGAACATTAAAAACGGGCACTTTCAGTGCCCTTTTTTAAGGTCTCGTTGGTCTAATATCTTCCACCATAGGACGTTGATGGGCGGATAACGTAAAATAACCACGACCGGCACTCATTTCTATCCTAGTACTCGTTTTTTAAGATACAAAATCTTGTCATTCAAGTTCTTTTGAAAGAAAAGTAAAACAAATGAAAGAACAATGCCTCCTTGTATTTCTTTTAATCGGATATGACGAAATCCTCCATATCCTTCCAATGGATACGGGATACGTTCAATTACATTTCTTAAAATATAACTGAGTATACCCAAGGAAAATAAGTGGATTACAACTTGCAACATAATCCAAGCAGTGCTTTGATTTTCATATTCATTATCTTTGAATTTTCCTATCCAATCATCTATCAAAATACTCAAAATAAATCCTATAAAAAAATAATATACAGTCACTAAACCAATATCTATTATCTTTGCTAATAAAAACTCTGGTTTCATTTTGATATTTCCTACAAGTATATTAGAAATGTTGAATTATGTTGTAGAATTTCTTGGCACTTTTCTTTTTTTAAGTGTCATTGTGGCAACCGGACAACCAGTACTTATTTCGCTCGCTTTGCTTGTTGTAATATTATTAGGTGGTAGCATTAGTGGTGGACACTTCAACCCGGCTGTAAGTCTAATGTTTTTTGCAAAGGGTGCGTTAACACCACTTGATTTCATAGCATATATTGTTGCTCAGTCTCTGGGAGGTCTAGCCGCCATAGGTGTATACCGAGTTTTACATTAATGCCGTAAAGTACCGAAGTTAGGCTATAACTAACTATGGTATTTCACGTTAATTGGACATTCGAAAAAATTGATTTATGATAAAAAATTATCAAAATATCAATGGCATTTATTAAAAACGAAATTGCGTCTATTGTTAAAAATACTGTTGATTCAGATAATCAAGCGTATCGGAAGGCAATGAAAGATTTAGTTGATACGGCGATTGCCTCCATTAATATAGATAATCTATGCAAAGAAATTTTACAGAAAGCACAATCGTGTACAGGAAAATCTTCAGTAACAATTAAATGGAAATTAAATATGGATACGATTTTTACTGAATCGTTTACAGATGATAAAAAAGCATTAAGAGTTTGGTTTAGCATCGCTGGTTATGATTATAATTATACTTTATATAAAGATAATTACGAAAATCAAAAACATTTTTATGATTACTTTTATGGAACTGACCCTGATATACAACGCTTACGTATGTATTTTAGGACAGCTTTTCCTGATGCTAAAATAACACCATTTCTGTTTGTACATTGGCGTAGAGAGTCAGAATTATCAATTGAAATTACTCATTCTGCGCCTTTGCCTAGTAAAATAACAAATATAGATGATGTAAAATTACGTATATATACCATAGCGGATGGTAATTTTGTACAATGGTAAAGAAAAAATTGACATACGTATGTTTTTTCTTGATTAAACTACAATGGATCCTATAACAACGCAACTTATTTCAACCGTTCATAATACGGTTCTTGAAGATAATACCACATATAGAAAAGCTTTATCTACATTAATTACCAATGGAATTAGTACAATTAATATACAAGAATTAACTCAACAATTAATTAAAGAAATTAAAGACAATCCTTCAAAACGGCACATTACGGTAACTTGGAAACTTTCTATGGATTCAATCTTTCACGATAAATATGTTTTAGATGATAATGGCGATTTAAAACTAAATACAAATCCAAATATTCTTCGCTATTGGTTTTTAAACAATGATAATATTTTAAGTTATACCCTATTTAAAGAAAAATCGTTGTATCATGATGAATTTCTTGATTACTTTTATACAAAAGACCCTGATATTCAAAGACTTAAAAAATATTTCAAGGATGCTTTTCCAGGAGCAAGTGAAATTGATACAAGTTTATTTCTTTGGCCATATCACGAATGCGATTTAACTATAACAATCACATATGAATTACCATCTCTTCGTACAATTTGCGAATTTATTAATTAATTGTTGATATCAATCCAAGAGCAATCAAAGCAAATAGTATTCCTGCCGAAATTTGATTAACAGACGCATAATCTGTAAAGCCCTCAGGTTGGGAATTGGTAACATTTTTCGGCGTTGAATTCCATTCGTTTTGAGATAAATATTTATCCAGGATCCATCGTGTTTGTGTAGGTTGCCCATTTATTAATTGTACGGGCTCATTAATCCAAACATTATTAGAATTATAACGACTTTTTATAGAATTGCGTGTATCTCCTACTGGTAATGTTACTTTTTTACATTTAGGATATCCTCCTTCCATTACAGCATTAAATAAGGGTAATGGATTCAAAGCACTTGCGGCATCACTCACAATACCGGGTGCTAATCCTTTCATATCAACACCCAAAGCATTTCTAATTTCACCCCCAATACGTCCACTAAGCCCTGGAGGTACTGTATCTATATATTCGTACATATCTGCACCATTGCTACATTGCTGTCCCGTTTTCATAAAATAACGAATACCAAGAGGTGACTGATTCATTCCTTGCTGACGAGCTAACATTGTAGCCTCACCAAAGCCAATTGCGTCAACATAATAATTTATACCTCCTACTGCCCTCATAATACCATCAAAACTTCCATTTCGTCCAATACCTAATTCACTTGGAGCCGGTAATTCATCGGCGTAACTATAATTTGGACCTAATAAATTTGCCATCCCTGTATGGGTTTGATAAAATTGATTCTTTCTTTCATAATCTTTTCAACTCTAAACAATTTAATGAGTAATATTTTCTTTCCTGGTGTTAGTACTTTATCTAGTTTGGTACAAACAAATGAGGATTTGCATTATTTTGTAGAAAATGATAAATTCAACATGAACGATGGAAATCTTTGTACTACTTGTCATTCCTCACAATGGATAGAAATTGACGACGATGAGGTTCTATGTACTGCCTGTGGTACACATCTAGGATATAATATTGATAATAGTGCGGAATATCGTTGGTTTGGTAATGATGACCGAAATGGCGATCCCAGCCGTGTTGGAAATCCACTCAATCCACTTCTTCCAGAATCTTCTCTTGGAACACGTATCTTAAGTCGTCCTGGTGATAGTGGAGCAATGCGACGAATTCGCCAATATCATTTGTGGACTGTTATGCCGTATAGAGAACGTACTTTATGGGGTGTATTTGAAATGTTACAGGTACGTGCTAGTAATGCCGGTATTAGTCATTCAATTGTTGAAGAAGCGAAACAACTTTATTCACAAGTAAGCCCTAGATGTATTTGCCGTGGTGCACAAAAAGACGCTTTGCTTGCTGCGTGTCTATATGAAAGTTTGAAACGTCACGATACACCTCGTCGTCCACAAGAATTAGCGGATATATTTCAAATAGATGTAAAATTAATTACACGTGGTGTGAAACAATTCTCAGGATTACTTGAAGAACATAAACACGCGGATATTCAAACAAGAATAGTACATGAGGTTAAAGGAACACCCAGTACTAGTTTTCGTCATTATCTAGAACCTGCTATATTTAAACTTGAAACACCTCGTGTATACCACGGACGAATAGTAGAGGAAGCAACACGAATCGGAAATCTTATTGATGAACTTGGAATATGTCCAGAGACTACTCCATCTAGTTTAGCAGCGTGCTCTCTTTCTCTTGCTTTGGAAATTCTTAGAATACAAAAAACAAATGCGGAAATCGCAAAAGTATGTACAATTAGTGCTGCGACTTTACAAAAAAGTTTAAAAAGAATTGAATCTTGGAAATCTGTATTAGTGAGTGGAAAAACCGAATCCTAAAGCAAGAGGATGGGTGCGAATCAATCAACACAATTAAGTACTGCTACTGACGCATTGAAAGAACGAGTAGGTCTTTTTTCACTCCGTAGTACACAAAAACAATTTTTGGAAGGTTTAAGTATTTTATTGAAAATGATATTAAGCGAAAATTCGTTATTTAGTTTACAACCAATACTCACAAACGAGGAAAAATGTCATAATCTTGTTGTTGTATTATCTTCAGTATTGAAAAAAGAATTTCGTGTTCTTCGGCTCCCGGATGCTACTACACGCGGAGCGACTCATAAAGTACCATTTATGATGTTAAGTGAATATAATCTTTTACAAAAAGAGCCATTAAGACAAGGTGTTTGTAAAGATATTGCTTGGTTTATACTTCGTTACGTTACGCTTATAACAGCATTAGCTGCAAGCGTAAATTACAATAAACGTATGCCGGATATACTTCAACAAATTACTGTTTTAACGGGTATTAGTACATTGGCACGCCATATATTAGACCCAGTGCTTTCTCCAGAAATTCGTCTACGAATTGAAAGTAATATTTCCCGTCCAAGTCCTGAAACAATCCAACAACTAATATCACGGAATATATTGAAACGTGTTATGGCAGGTGAAGTAAGTGATGTACGTCAACTATACTATTTTGATACCCAACAAATAGTATTTAATTTGCAATATGGCTTTATTTATGCTCCGCAAGGGTCTCGTTCTGCTATAGCCTATATCTCAATTGAACCAGTAAATCCACCAAAGAAAACTACACCGTCATATGAATTCGGTTTTTTTAATTCAAGTGTCCGTCCTGCCGTTCCTGCCGTTCCTGCCGTTCCTGCCGTTCCTGCCGTTCCTGCCGTTCCTGCCGTTCCTGCCGTTCCTGCCGTTCAGGCCGTTCCTGCCGTTCCTGCCGTTCCTGCCGTTCCTGCCGTCCCTGCCGTTCCTGCCGTCCCTGCCGTTCAGGCTGTTCCTGTCAAATCTGTATTTTCTAACACATCAAGTAATATAAATTTTAATAGAAAAACAACAACTTCTTTTACAAACAGCAAATCATATTTTGGCGGAAAGACACTAAAAAGAAAAGAACGTCGTCGTACAACTAGTCGTAAACAATATGGTGGTCTTAATGAAAATTCATGGTTCAAGATAACTTTACGAAATATTTTAAGTTGTAATCCAGATAATTGTAAAGAATTAGTGGTATTTTATATGACAAATGATGGTAAAACAGTATCAGAGGTTGATTATAATAGTGTTATCTCAGGAATGACTCATTCAGTTGTAAATGCACAAGATTTTACATTACGAGTAAAAGAGTATCTTATGAAAGACCCTGTAGTTAGTTTAGAACCGGCAAAAGAACCAATGAAAGTAGGAAAAGAATTTTTACCAATTAATCGTGCTAATGGAACAGCCTATGATAATTTGAAAAAGGCGGAATTGGCATTACAAGAAGCAGAAGAGGGAACAAGTCCAGCACAATACCGTGCATACTTATTAGCAACACGAATTGATAAACCGACTGTCTCAGAACCAGAACGTCTTCATAATATGTTTTGTCGTGATGCGTGGGGTTCCCGTCGTTCAACAGAAGTAGCTGCTTACGCCTTATTAGAAGCACTATATAATGACCGTTCTGATGGCGGGCGTGAGGCTGCTACTGCCGATGAATTACGACGTACAGTAGGTGATGCTATTGGAAATAAAGTATTAGAAGATATGTCATCTACTGGTTCATCCGTTGAAGGATTTACAAATGTGAAATTTGTACCTATACCGAATGAATTAGACCCCTATTGTAAACAAGTGAAATCTAATATTTCTGTAAGAAATACAGGAGAACGTACAACAGTAAGTTCAGAAGATAAGGAAATATTATTAAATGCTCATAAGACATTAAGAGATTTGTATGATACACATTTACAAACTGTTATAGATATTCTAAAGACAGTAGTTGTTGTAAAAAGAGGAACATATAGTGAACGTGCTACACTTGAACTTACATCTGAATTTGAAACTGATGAACGAGGAGCACTTGTTTATTTAGAAGAGAAAATTAAATTGGCTCGTCAAAAAATTGCAGAACATTATACTGCTGTTGAAAAAGTTTATCACGGTGCTTTACAAAATCTTCGTTTACGGGTGCAGGGACGATATGTGAGTCCAAAATAAGCGTAAAGATCCGTTAAATATCAAAGTTAATCACGTCTTATGCAGAAGCATTAGACGTGCTTAATCATATGAACAGTAATCCGCAAAATACCGACTCTAGTACTTCACGTTATTTTCACCATTTAATGTGCCTAGATTTCTTCACGAACAAGATTAACAATACAATCTCCATAGCTTGGTGAAACATAATTATATAAATAATACGCATGTTGACCCGAAATACCTTTTTTCCATCGCATTGATAGTAAATTACTATCTAATGTTGTATACATGTAACCCGAATACTGATTACATATATGCTCTAAAATAATAGAAACTTTACTTTCATCCATATTTGAACAATATACAATTTCATAGATAGCACGGTTATCTTTTGTATACCGACGAGTATGTGTAACTACAATATAGATTCCATAAATTTCCCAAATTTTCAAATCATCACGGTAGCATTTTATTTTGGTATTTTTTATGAATGGTACATTATCAATATTCATATTCCATATTGTTTGAAATTCTGAAATTCCCACAAGTTTTGGTAAAAAATCTTGTTTTCTTTCACATATTGTATAACTATATTTTTTCCGACAAACGGCAGTTGAAAAGAATGTTGAAAGCATAGGTTCTTCTCTTGCCCATAAATGGCATATGGGTTTGTAACGACTTGTATACCAATCCATATATGAAATAAGAATACCTGCTATACCCTTCTTCCGAAGGTGGGGATGTACTACTAATCCTTCTATAATACGAGAATCCGTTAAATGTATATTATTTAATTGAAGTGGACAAGGAATACTTAATATAGTTCCAATAATGCCATATTCCGCTTCTTCCATTACAAAGGCAATAACTGCAGAATCCTCTAAATACCGTTTGACGTTTATATCGGAAATAATCATATGCCAATCGTTGCCGCAGTAAAAACTATTCCAAAACGTGGCAATCGCTTCACAATCTCCAACTTCTGCACGACGCGGTTCATTATATGGTTTACACGTAGGTTTATCTGCTGGTATAAAGCGTTTATATGATGGAAAAAGGTGACGGTTCCAAGTATCTAACCACGAAGGAGCAGCAATATTATTACGCCAAAAGTTCATTAGTTTATCATTTAAATTATTTTCTTAGTGATTACTCAAGATGTCTATTCATACAAATCGTAACAGCCCAAATATGATGGAACAAAATATTGTTTTTGATATTCCAGCAATACTACTTTCTACACAAATAGACAAGAATGAACATAATAAAAAACGATGCTGTGCCGTTGATTGTAAGAAAAAACTAACATTAACGGATACAAATTGTCGTTGCGGACAACGATATTGTGTAATTCATCGTCTTCCTGAGACACATGCGTGTACTTTTGATTTCAAAGAGATAGGAATAAGTACTCTACAAAAGACTTTAGTACGTGTAGATGGTTATGATTTAAAATTATATCGTATTTAAGTTCTATAAATTATTATCAATTGATTTTTGTTTGGTTTAATTTTAGTAATAAGAGTTGTTGTTTATCGTGTAAAACAGAATAAATACTGATACTCATAGCCAATGGCAGTTAAATCAATAAATTGTTTATATACAAAGCCATTTTCTTCTGCGACCTTTACAACTGATTCCATACGAGGCATTCGTAATTTATGAATTTGGCGTCGTAATTTTCCATTTGCAAATCTGAACTCCTCACGAAATTCGGCGTAATCACCTTCTAAATTGAAATCCGCTTCATACTCGAATTTGTCAAACTTTATCACACTCCGGGTTACCCGTTCTTTGCTATATTTTTGTATACTAAATGCGTGAAAAGGACTTGCTGCCTCCAAAATTGGATCGAATTTTTCACGATTCACTAAATGTATAATAAGACATCCACCAGGTTGTAACCATTGAAATGTGTTGCGGAACATTTGTACAGGGTCAGTCAAATAATAATATGTAAAATAATTGAGTGTAATAAGATTGAATTCACTTGCGGCAAATTGACCTACCCGTTCAGCCGTTCCTACACGATAATCGTTTTTGGGATAGGTTTTGCGTGCTTTCGCAACCATCGCCTCACTAGCATCAAGACCAATAATTTTTCCTACACCTGCTGCTTTAAAAGCTTGTACGTGTCCACCTGTGCCACTTCCAATATCTAGAACTTCCAACGATTCAACTTCGGGTCTGTATTGTTTTGCAAAAGCGAGTGTCAAACCAACTTCCGCTTCTGTACGTTGTCCTCCTTGAACAATTTGGTCATATATCTTCACATAAAATTCATCGTATAAATGTTCATTACCCAAAATTATAGTATCGCCATCAGATCCATCGGGATTAATGAATCCCTCTATATCTTCCATTGCAGCACGCTGGGCACGCAACGACCATCGTAAATACAAATAATTTGCGATTAAAATTGATAAAATTATTACTAAAATAATCTGTATTGTATCCAATGAAAGATTCATCGTTCCCTACTAATGTATTGGAGTTTTCGCTATTACGCAACTACCGATTCTATCAATTCAGCCCAACCAAAGATTTTCATTAGAATGCGATTCTTTGATTGAAAAAGTTTCAATGAAGATTAGAAGATATGAATGAACCACATGCAACAAGTAAACATACACTTTGTGGATATGCTTGGTGTGATGTAACAAATGCTCTCATAAGAGCAATAGGTACAGCGGATAATGCACGTGCACAACGTTGGGCAGCAGAATTAGTATGTTCCGAACTCGGTTTAGGACGTCTCGAGGCTACATTGTTAGAAGCGTGGGCTATACACGTTTGTTCAGCAAACCCAGGATGGCCACGTACGTGGTATAACAGTATTTCACAAATACGTTCTTTATGGAGCAAAACAAAAGGAGATACGAAGGCAATTCGTAATACACCACTTGTACGACAACTTGTTGCCGAGGCGGTTGCGGCACTAGTTTTATCAGCAAAAAAACCGCTCCCTACACTTCCTACAAGTAATGATTGCTTTCGTGAAGCGGAAGCAATGCGAACAAGACTAAGGGCAGGCGGTGGTGTAGGAGACCAACAAATAACACGTCGTATTTGGGCGGAAGGACAGGATGGAGCGGATCTAAAAACAATTGGAAACGAATTTGAAGCGGCTCTAAAATCCAATCAAATCTCACGAATGCTTTTTTGGGTTATTTGGATGTTTACACTCGAAACACAAACGGAGGCACCTCCAGCAAAAGAGCGTGGACCGGCATATCTTTCAACAAAACAACGAAAATCATTAATATGGTTTCTCGTCATATTATTACGCGAATTGGCGAACGATAGCGTTTTTTTATCTGTGGAGGAACGAAATGGAATGTGGGGCGTATTAGAACTTACCTGGAATAAATTGGGTACAAAAGGACGTAGACACGTAGTTGTTGCTATGTCCATATGTATTCAAGACCATTTACAACGAAAAGCAAGTTTGACACTCGGAACACCTGCTACACCCAATTTAAATACAATAAGAAACGCAACATCTACGATTGATAATATATATAGTACAATTGCTGAAGAGTCACGACGATTTTTGTTAGAAAAACCAGAAATTACCGGAATTAGTGCGGATGTAACAGTAAAAGAAAAGAAATCTTTTAGTTCTTTGGATAAAATGAATATAGCGTTTAGTATGTTAAGAAATTCATAATTCTATGGTAGGAAATGGCATCTTTAGAGGCAAAACCAGTTTTAAATAGAGAACTTGTATCTTGGTTTCAAGGTATTAAACAATCATATGGAAAAACAAAAATAGATTTACCACAATATACATCTTCTTATACCGTATGGATAATTTTAACACTTACGGTTATTATTTCAATTGGTATTTTTGTTTGGTATTGGAATCAACTTCGAGTTTATGAATCACCAGTAAATGTTTCCCGTATTGGACATGTTTTATTAAAAAGCCAATCTGATTATGACAATGCTGCTCCTGGACGAAAAGGAATACGTTCATATTTACAGACATTAAAAAGTCAGGGTATACCCGATAATCAATTATGCTTGACGAATTTTTATATTAGTTCGGTGAATTGTGCCGGAATTTTCACACCCCAAGTGGATTCAATTGTAACACCAAATGCTATTAAGACAGCTTATGATGGAGGGGCGCGTGCTTTTATTTTTGATATATGGCCAGATTTAACACCAGGTGCTAATTTTGCCCCAGTTGTCCAAATTGTTGAATCTGGTAGTTTATGGCGACGGATTAGTCTCAATTCTCTTCCATTTGCGGTATGTTTACAAATGTTGAAACAAACAGCTTTTGAGATTGGAAGTAGTCCCGGTAGCGAAGACCCTATTATTTTGTATATACGATTTCGGGGCAAACCACGCACAACAACCTATACAGCTACAGCATTAGCATTACAGGCAAATATTGAACCGTATAGACTGCCTACAACATTTAATAATTGTCGTGCACAAGATGATATTTTTAAAATGCCGATAACCGATCTATTTAAGAAAATAATTGTTGTTTCCAATGTTCGTGCATCAGGAAATATGTTGAGCGATTATATTAATATTGGTCCAAAGGATGGCATCCAAATGGAATGGACGCCTAAACAGGCAAACGGACTTGGAGTAGATGCTAAAGCGGATGCTATTCGTAAAATTCAACAAAATATAACATTTGTTGCTCCATTAAGTGAGAGTCCTGAAGCTTCAAACAATTATAATGTTCAACCGTCGTACGATATAGGCATTCATTGTTGTGCTATGAATTTCTGGAATCGTAAAATGCTTCCAACATTGTTTGAAAAACAGAGTTTCTCACTAAAACCCGAATCCCTTCGCTATATTGTTGAGGTTTTGCCACCTCCCAAATATCCCCAAAATCCAAATTGGGGCTCTGGAACAACCGCTGGTACTCCTACTGCACCACCATCTATACGGTTACCGTAATCTTATCTAGATAAAATCATATTTTATTAGGATAATAATCGTAAACGGGAACCGAAAACCAAGTAACTCAATAAACTAGCACTAATTATTGTAAGAAGTAATAGATTTCCTTCGGCCTTTGGAAACAACCAGTGTGTTGATTCTACGTTTGTAGGAACGTCGCAAATTGCACATACAGATTTTGTGGCAATATCACTTCCAACAGGTTGTTGTTGAATATTGATATAGCGATTATGTATTATTCTGAAGGGAATATTACTAGTTGCTGCAAAATAAGTTATAAACCAATCTATATGTTGTTGTACAGGAAAAGCTTCTTTAAGTAATTTTTGTGCTCCATTACGAGTAATAAAATACGCTTGTAATCCTATAAACTCACGACAAAGTATCCATTCTGGTTTTCCTGATCTAGCTCCCGTTTTACTAATATTATTTTCAGTAGGTCTTATTTCGCAACGAAGATTTCCTACAGACCAAATATCCCATTTGGTTAAATCCGCTAATTCAGGATTTGCTACATATAATTCTTCTATTCGTTGCCAGGTTCCATAGGGAAGTTGAATATCATCTTCTAAAATTAGATAAACTTCATCTTTGGAATTTACTAATTGTTGCCATAATGTTATGTGACTCAATGCACATCCTACGCCTCCAACACTATCTAATAAATCGTGACTACGTCGTGTATGATTTTTGATATTGTATCGTGCATATGTACTTATTCTTGAATCGTTATCAATATCTATTTTACTTCCATCAATGGCTGAAAAACGCTGTAAATTTGGAATCTTGTTTGAATCGGGCTCACTTAAGAGTTTTTTCCATCGTTCAGGACGACGGTCTAAATTTATAACAAACGATTTAATTTGTGATAACATTTCTTACTTATTATATCGGGAATATTTACATACAGCTGACTTTAGAATTTTAGACCCTTGAATATTGAAAATTGGCACCGAAGGGTGCTCATTTTCAAGATTCTAATTGCCACGGCCAACATGACCTTAAAAACGGGTACCTTCAGTGCCCGTTTTTAATGTTCGTTGGTCTAACACCCCGTAGGGAGTGTACGTTAGTTAAACATTCTATGGTATACGCTATTGAGTACATATATTATTTACATATATTATTTTTAGTGTTAATAAAACTAAAAATAAAAATGCTTATGATTTAAGTAAATACAAGCGTTGGAGCTGATATTGAAACGGAGGAGGTAACGGCGGGTGTTGCCGTGTACAATGTTGAAACAGAGGAGGTAACGGCGGGTGTTGCCGTGTACAATGTTGAAACTAAGGAAACGCTAGGTTTAAAACTACATAGTGTTGATTGATACGATTGAAGACTGTATATAGAACTTATATAAGAGGCTTGAAGCGTTGACTGCATTTTCTGTTATCGTTAGTTTACAAAACCTTTAGACCATTTGTAAACTTAATCAACTTCATCTACAACCGGTTGTGAAGTTGAGGTGGCAGGGTCATTTTTACCCGCTTCTGCTGCATATAACTTCATCATTACAGAACGAATTGATTCTTCCCAAACCTTTTGCTTTTCTTTTACAGTAGATGAATCCGCTTCACGATTCATATCAAGCCAAGCAAGCCCATCTTTAACTGCCGATTCAACTACTGAACGATCGTTATCAGAGAGTTTTTCTTTTACTTTATCATCTTGTACAGCGTTTCGTGCATTATACAAATATGATTCTGCTTGATTACGAGCCTCAACACGTTCCAATACTGCCTTATCTTCTGCTTCATATTCTGTTGCGGCAGCAACCATACGCTCAATTTCCCCCTTACTACGAGATTTATCATTTGTAATTGTGATTTTGCTAGATTTACCTGTGGATTTCTCAGCAGCGGATACATTCAATATTCCATTAGCATCCAAATCGTAAGTTACCTCAATTTGAGGTACACCCCGAGGCATAGGAGGAATGCCCGAAAGATCAAATTCGCCCATAAGATCACAATCCTTTGTTAGAGCACGTTCACCCTGGAAAATACGAATCTTCACTTGACTTTGGTTATCGCTATAAGTAGAAAAAACTTGACTTTTCTTTGTAGGAATTGTAGTATTTCTCTTAATTAGAGGAGTCATTACTCCACCGGCAGTCTCAATTCCAAGAGAGAGGGGAGTTACATCTAGTAAAATGAGACCATCCGTCTTTTCAGACTTGACCCCACCTAGAATTGCTCCTTGAACAGCTGCACCATATGCTACCGCCTCATCCGGATTTATACTTTGACATAATTCTTTACCATTAAAAAAATCCTTCAATAACTGCTGTACACGTGGAATACGACTTGAACCTCCTACAAGAACGATTTCGTGTACATCGCTTTTACTCATTTTAGAATCACGAAGAACCTGTTCAACAGGAGCCATACATTTACGGAAAAGAGAATCACATAGTGACTCAAATTTTGCACGGCTAACTGTTAGATTCAAATCTATTCCCTCCGCCAGACTATCAACTTCCAGCGTTGCTTGCGTGCTAGATGATAGCATACGCTTAGCCCGTTCACAAGCCGTACGAAGACGACGAGAAGCACGTGGATTGTTTTTAATATCAATTTTATGTTTACGTTTGAACTCGTCGGCGGCCCAGTCCACAAGTAGATTGTCAAAATCCTCGCCACCCAAATGTGTATCGCCCGCCGTAGCCCGTACTTCAAATACACCATCGTCCAAAGTTAGCAAAGAAACATCAAATGTTCCACCGCCTAAATCAAAAATAAGTACATTTTGTTCTCCACTACCTTTTTTATCTAGTCCATAAGCAATTGCCGCTGCAGTTGGCTCATTAATAATGCGAATAACATTCAGACCCGCAATTGTACCAGCATCTTTTGTAGCCTGACGCTGTGCGTCATTAAAATAAGCGGGAACTGTAACAACTGCGTCTTTCACAGAATGACCAAGATATGCCTCTGCAATACTTTTCATTTTCTGAAGAACCATTGCAGAAATCTCCTCAGGATAAAATTTCTTCTGTCCATCTTTTGTATCAACTACAATTTGTGGACGTCCTTTACCGTCATTCAGAACATCGTATGGCCAATGCTTCATATCCGATTGTAGCAGTGGATCGCGGAATTCACGTCCAATCATACGTTTAGCATCAAATACAGTGGAACGAGGAAATGTGGCAGCCGCCGATTTAGCAGCATCTCCAATCAAACGCTCGCTTTCTGTAAAAGAAACCATTGAAGGTACGGTACGATTACCACTATCGGAGGCTATAATTTCTACACGTTCGTTTTGCCATACTGCTACACATGAATACGTAGTACCTAAATCAATTCCAATAATTGTTTTTTCTGATGACATTTATATAATAAAAAGATGTGAATGGGCTTTAAATAGTGCCTAAAACAAATCCCGGGTGTTCGGACCAGGAGGATAAACGTATTTCATTAAAGAATTAGATTTTTATTAAATTATGCAGATGAGTCCGGGAATTTCTTCAAAACATTTAGACCAACGAACATTAAAAACGGGTACTGAAGGTGCCCGTTTTTAAGGTCATGTTGGCCGCGGCAATTAGAATCTTGAAAATGGGCACCGAAGGGTGCTTATTTTCAATATTCAAGGGTCTAAAGAATTGATAACAACTAAGCATAAGAATGACAAATGTTAAAGAAATATTTAATGAAGCACTAATTTCGGATATTAGTGATACATTATTTGATAGACGCAATAATCTTCTTAAATCCAATCAAACGTGCTATTGTAAAAATAATCTTGAATATGCTCTTGGTGAAATCAAAAGAAATCCTGAAAATAGTATTAATGTTTTTTTGAATCTAGAGAAATATTGGAATCGTAAAGACTGTGTACATATTTGGTATAGGGAACGCTCAATGGCTGCTTCGTGGGACGTTCTTCAAATGTCTTAAATCCACTGATAAGTAATTTATCTTGTTGTTCGCGTTGTGCTATTCGTTCTTCCATAGCCTTCTGTGCTTCTGATGAATATGTCGTTTGTTTCACATAACCACTACCAGTATTACGAATTTTTACAGATGGACAATTCATTTCTTCTTATTTATTGATAAAAAATGAAGCATTTAAAAAACGCAATTAATTGTTGTAGTTAATTTCTTTCTTATCTTTCTTGTCTTTCTTTTCTTTCAAAATGAGTACGGCCGCAGATAGCCGTGACACTTCTACATCTGCAGCTGGTCCGTCGCAGGTAACGGTGCCAGAGGTGTCTCAAGAATGGTTGGACGAAGCCGCCAAGCCCGCGTTGGTGGAATGGTTGCAGCAGCACGCGGAGCGGTCGCTGCTCAGGAAATTCTCGCTTGCCGACGTAGCATCCACCCAGTGCAAGCACGTTTCGAGGGCAGATTTGATAAAGCTAGTGAAGCAGGTCATTGACACTCCCCAAGCAGCTCTTGAGTTTATTCCTTTCATTGAACAGAATATGAAGGAAAATGAAACTTTTATCTTTTACCTTCAATGGACTGGTAATGAGGAGCAACTTATGCTTCTCAATAAAGGCATAGAACATGCATGTTATGATGATATCTATGGCGATTGTTCCATTGTAACTATGGATATCAATACAAAGATTCCAGAGTCGGCGGTAGATATCCATAAGCGGATTCAATCACTCAATGGATATCACAAGATGTTTACAAAGTGTATTGGTACATTCACGTGTCCATATAATGAAGAAACTATTGAATCGTTAGATGAATTTCAAATGGCCACTCTTCTTGATCAAACGTTTTATAGTTGTAAAATTGAAACTATGTTTTCTGGTTATCGTAATCCATATGTAGAACTTTTGCAAGGACGAATTACTCGTGAAGAGTATGAGCGACTGAAGGATGAATAATAATAGTGTATTAGTTTGTAATAACAAAAAATTGAATAAAATAATTTTTCATTGTACATTACGTTGCCTAAAATGGAATTTTCTATCCTTGATACATACGATCATTATGAATTACCGTATCTTTCAATAGATTTATATCATTCTTTTATTTCAGATAATTCTTGTAAGAAATTACAAGAAAGTATTATGACTTATGGTAAATTTCCGCATCCTCACATAACTAAAAAAGGAATTTTATCAAAACGTCGTAATAAAATTATTTATGGAGATATACCCTTCTATAAAATTAATTACAAAGGAATTGAAATTAATACAAAAGTTTATCCTTGGTCAGACCTTCCTGTACTTCAAACAATTCGTGATAAAATTACTGAATTAACAGGACAATCATATGAAGTTTGTGTTATTCAATTGTATAACAGTGGAGAAGTAGGTATTGACCCGCATCGTGATAAAGAAATGAAATCTGGTACAATCATTGCCTCATTAAGTTTAGGAACTACTCGTATTATGCGTTTTGATAGGGGTCATCAACATTTAGAAATAGAACTTTCTGCAGGAACACTATGTCTTCTTCAACCTCCAACAAATGATTATTGGTTACATAGTATTCCAAAAGATTCGTCAACCGGCACAAGATTAAGTTTAGTATTTAGACACGTTTAAAGCTTAGAACACAATATTTAAGGCAAGTATGACGGAATACGATAAAATCCTTGTTAGCATAGAGGTAAAAACACAAGAAAAAATTTGGAATCGTACATATTTAACTGAATATGTACCGACAAATGAACAATTTTTGTGTTATTATAGGACACTGTGTGGATTTGGAGAAGCGGATGTGAATGTTGAGCGTACAGTTGTTCCTGCAGGATTTAATACTGCATTATTAAAGCCTCTAGATTCAGCACCAAGTAATTTTCCACAAAGTGATATAGAGACGGAACCAGAAGAAGAAGAAAAACGGGAAAATTACAAACGGTTTATTAAAGGTTTAATTGATATGGAACATAGTCGTCTTAATTTAAATTTTTTTATAACGAAACCGTTGGAACGCACAGGAAAAAGAAAACAAGATTACGACGGTTTTCGTGCTTGGGTAGCAGATGTTATAAATACATTAAGTAATGAAGTCAATACAGATGATGTAAACCAGAAATATCCTACAATTGGTTGGTTAATTACAGCTTCGTCAAAAGCGGCTCGGCACGCAAACGGATATCGTTTAATTACCGATCCTGTCATTGGTATTGCGTGGGAGAAATTATTGGGTACTGATCATTTTCCAGATTTGATTGTTGCTCGTAAAATTCATGCTAGTAACTGGAGATATGATGATGAAAAAAGCAACTTGTTATTTCACAATATTCTTGATTGGTACATACACGCTAAAATGGCAGTTTATTCAGATGGAATAAGTGATTGGTTACAAGGTATTGATGTAGAAATAAATAGTCTAATACTAGCCTTTCAAAATATTTTACCTGTGAAAGAACGGACGCATCCACTTGTAACTCCGCGTACTTTATTGCCTGTTGCTTTTGAATTGCCACACAATAATTTTGTTGAAAAAGGAATAGACCCTGAATTTGATACAATGCCTTCGGCTGCTTTTCCAACAACTTCTAAAAAAGGAAAAAGGGTAATTACAGGATTTATTCCAATTGTTGGAAGTAATTTAGAAAAAGGATTTGCTAAAACAGGATTGCGTCCTGAATTTTATATACAAGGCGTTCCGAATATTCCAACACCAAATGTTAAGTCTGTAAACGAATTACTTGAATTAGTTGAGACATTGTTAGCGGCAACTACTTCGTGGCCTGAGGCAATTGAGCCAATAACAGAAGATACATTTTACAATTATCTTATTACACTTTGTAAGAAGATGAAGATAAATGTAAAACAACTTGAGGAAGATTATGTATCAAATACAATTGAACGATGGATTCAAAAAGGTTATGGATTTCGTCCAGATTTATGGCCGATTGTAAATGAACTTTTTCCATTATGGCGAGCAGTTATACGAGATAAGGCAACGGAAGAAAGAGTATGCTTTTTTATCACAACGGCAAACTTAGAACCAATTATTACAAATGTACCTGTAAAAGCAGATGTTCGTAATATTATTGTAGGTGGATGGCTTACAATTTTTATGGAAACATTTCTTATTTGTGATTCACGAGGTTATATTCAAGCTCTTGATTTACATGAACAGTGTCGTTTATTTTGTTTACAATTTGTGCCTGAAAATCCATGGAAAAAATATTTTACTCCAATGTCTATTGGTCCTTATTTCACAAATCACGGATTTATAACTAAAAAGGAACCACAATTGGGTCGTAGAGTATATGGAATTCGTTACAGAAATGTTTCAGAAAAAGCATTTGTTATGCCAACAGTACCAAAATAGGCAATTAACTAAGTACATTCTTTACTCTTTTAAAAATAGCATTGGATGTTTTTTGTTGTGCTTTAACTTCTTTAACAATATTTTGAATAAGTATGTGAATTTCTTTTCCTTTTGAAATTAATGAATCTGCACGCTGAAGAAGATTCATATCCGTAAACGATTCTACTATTGTGCTCGCTCCTTGTTTCAAATATTCAGCATTAAACATCAATAAACTTTGTAAGGCTTTTACTTTTGCTGCTGCAGCCTTAATTTCTACAGTATCTATTAATCGTTCTACTTCGGATATTTTTTTTTCTAATAAATCTTTATTTGATTGTGAAGTAAAGCATTCATATAAAGTAGGCATTTTATTGATTATAGAAAAACGAGATTTTTCCGTTTCAAATCGTTTTTTAGCACGAATTTCTCGTCGCTTCTGACGCATTTTTTGTTCGTCTAACGGCAATTCATATTCTGTACTAGAACTTGGGGCACTATTGTTATTTATATAATTTGTTTCAATTTGATTTGTAATATCACAGGTATCATCAGCACTATCATCTAATATTTCCAAATCGGATTTTAACGTTACAAGAATTGTTTCTAATTGCTGTAATCGTTCTCCATAAGGATCGCCTGTTTTATCTTCAAAACGTTCATATGAATTTGGTTTAGCTTGATAGCACCATTTACCTACAAACAATTGAATTATAAATATTAGTAGTACCGCTATTCCTAAAAAAACGATTGTATTAAATCCATTAGAGTTCTTTTTTACGTTTGAGGATTGGAAGAAGTTCATTTCCTTTTAGTAAGGATGTATAAATACAATTCACAAGGTTATTGTCCACCTGTTGTCGGGCAGGGTTCGGCTATAACCGAATCGGCGCGAGTTTCCTCAAATGTTTGTCCACGTTGTGTTATAAATGGTGTAGTGACTAATACGCCTCCCGTTCTTGTTCCAGTTCAAACCACACCTGCTAGTCAAACAACTCAAGCATTAGCACGTGCGACTTTATTACAACAATCGGATCCCTATAACCCGGCTACACGTTTCTCACAATATTATCCTCCTGCATCTATTCCAGAAGTTATTACAAGTACAACCATAATTTCCAAAATGAATCCGGTAACTAGTGTTAATCAGTGTCGTCCATTTGTTCGTTATGAAAGTACAGCGGAAACTTTGCGAAGATTATCAACTTTTTTCCAAACATAAACTAGAGATGCCGACTACAGTACGAGATGCCTCGTTAACAACTGCCAGACGTCGTCAATTAGCACTTTTTGGATGGCGAACAGCTGATCAATATAGTAGCAATCCCCAGACATGGAAACGTGAACAACCACCGTCAAACGGAGCACGTGGCGTTGGTCCGAGTGGTATCATTCCTTTAAATGCGTTTCTAGGTGCTAATTTAGTAGGTCAAGTAAACCAGCCAAGTGGAACCACCTGCCAATGTAGTACACCAAACGCAATAACATTACAAGGATACGTAAAACAAGAGCCTGGTTGCTGAAACTTCAAACAATGAATACTAAGATTACTATGAGTTTCATAGTATTCTTAATAATTTTGCGATTTACCTATAAAGTAACCCATTCAATATGTACTTACAATACCTGTGAGAAGTAAACATGATGTTCCTACTGGCCCATAGTGCATTTTTAATTCAGGACGAATAATATTTGTAGTGCTAATAATATACCCGATAGCCGAGCCAATAAAGGCATTCACATACCACGGATTCATCTTGTAACCACATATATTATTTGTTCCGTGAACATAACTAAGTGCTCCTACAGCATACGGAAGCATACTGAATAAATAATTAACTCTTTTTTAGTAGAAATGCTTCAAGAATCTAACTTGGAAATTGGTTCTTATATGAGTACAGGTTCAAGTGCTCCTCGTATGGCAACACATAAACCGACTGCTAAACGCTACGTTTTCAAGAAAAATCGGGGAAATTTACCACAAGTGATAAATGAATATATCGCAAATCAAGTGTATAAATTAGCCGGGGTGAATGTACCTGAAGTTTTTCTTGTAAAAAATGCCGAAGTAATAAAAGGTTTAGCGATTGAATATATTGAAGGATATAATCTTAAAGATTACTCAAGATTGATCGAACTAGATACATTAAACATAATACGTAATCGTTTACAACAAGACTATGTAATTCATGCACTTTGTGGAAATTGGGATATTAATAACTCAGAAAATTATCTTGTTCCAGTAAATATTGAGGGTGTTGCTAATATTGATAATATTTATGTCTTGGATTTGGGAGGTGCTTTTTTCTTTCGTGCTATGGGAGCAACTAAATCAAAGAAACAATTCCCAAACACCAATGTACCAAATTTAAAATCGTTAAAAAATTTTTCTCGTGGTTCATATCTACACTTATACGATACAGTCGAAAAAGCTACGATTTGTAGTCGTTGGGCTCGTGTTGATAAAGAGGCAATAAAAAATTACTTGCGAAGTCCAGAAGTATCAGCACTGCTAGAACAAATAGGATATCCTAATTTACCGGAAGTCATTGAAGGAAGAATACTAGCAATTGATAGATTTTGTGCTGAAGATATAGTAACCGGTGGTCGTAGAAGAAAAACACGCAAGATAAAAAGAAAATATTAGTGAGAAAATTGTGCTGCATACCATGTTGTGTCTGCTAAGGAACGACGACACATCCAAAATAATGTGAACGACGTGGCCGCTTGTCCTAATGCGGCTATCAAATAAAGAATTAACAAAGGAAACCCTAATTTGTTACTTAGGAATAAAGCGGATATACCTGTAAATAAAGACATGAATCCCATAAAAGCAAAAAAGAAACACCAAGAATATGCCCATTTTGGCACATCTTCAAAACTAAAACTCATTTTTACAATGGAAGGTGAAAAAGTAGCATACGGGACTTGAACCCGTGACCTTACGCTTAGAAGGCGTACGTACTTCCAACTGTACTAATGCTACATTGAAGGAACTATATTAGTGGAAAGGATATATTTTTTATTAGTTTTTAGGCCTTTACGACTTTTCGGACAACTTTTTTGACAGGGGTAGCACTTGATACTGTGGCTACAGGAGTAGGTGAAACAGTTTTCTTGACTGGAACAGGAGGTGCAGCAACAATATCATCGTCATCTTCTTCCTCCTCTTCATCTTCATCCTTTTGTACAACAGATTCAGCAACTTTTGTCGGAAGTACAGCCGACATGAGTTCCTCATCCATATTGCTGACCGTAAGATTGTTTTCTTCCTCATCAAGACCCAAGAAGCCTTTATTTGAACTGCCTTCACCGGGTACTACAACACGTGCCTGATGTAGTCGCCAAGTGAGTCCAAATTTCTTATCACCAATCCAAATGCCAGTAGCATCACAGATAGGAACTACTTCTGCACCACGACGTAGAACCTCTAGAGGCGTGACTCCTTCCATCATTGTATTCTTATCATCATATAGTTCTACATCAAAAGCACCGTTACGTTGACTCAACTTAGGGGCAAAGGATGGAGGATAATCCTTTGGATTGCCTTCCTTATCCTTTGAAATTTTGACACTTGGAGTAAAGAAAGCAGCAATAAGATCGCGACTTGCACCAGGCATCTTAAACCATTTACCAGCATTTGCCGTAGCTACATCAATGACATAATTATCAACAGATTGAAGCAAAGAATGAAACTTGGCCACCTTAGAATTTTTATCCATTCCCTTCAAAGCAAATGTTGTCTTGAATTTTTTATTTCCATTATAGTCGCTACTATCATATGGAAGTGAAAGTTGAGGACCCTGAACTCGTAGACGTTTGCCATCATAATTCATATATACTTGGCTACTTCCGTTATCAAGTTTCTTGATATCGGACGTAGTGAGTTTCTTAACATCAAATTGAGAAGCAGTAATGACAGACATTTCACGGATTTATGCTTTTTAATGTAGAACAAAAATTAGCGTCAATTTTGTCCCCTGACTATTTACAAAATTTATGAAATAAAAAATGTAAAAAGAGTTATAATAATTATTCTATAGTAGGCGGCAATTGTAAGGTTGGTATATGTGCTTGGATAAATTCATTTATCAATACTAGACCTATTGGAGTGTTATTAATTATAGCATCAGGAAATAAATTTGTATTAGTAGGTTCAACTGTTTCATACAGCCACGGATATGCATTTCTTGCTTCAGACGAAACTAATGTTAAAGCTGTCACAACATACATAGCGCCTAATATTCTATCTGATCTATCATTAGCACTTTCAATAAATAATTTTATAGTACTTAAATTTAGTTTTGCAACTGTTTCAGGGCTAACATCACGTAAAGTCCATGGAGCAGAACGGAATAACTTTGTATGAAATCCAGGAATCATTGCTGTTTTTTGAGTAAGAGTTAATCCGGCACGATGTGTCCAAATATCGTGTAGTTCAGTATAAAAACGACGATGTCCACGTGCATCCAATCGTATAAACCAGTCAGGACTACTATAGTAATTTAATTCGTCAATTGTATGAAAAACATCTACAACCCTCATACGAAATTGTTGTTCAGGTGTTGGAGGTTTCAAAGGAGCCCAATGTACGCTTACACCGTGTGCTAATAGCAATTTTGCTAATTTATCAACCTTTTCAATTATTTTAGACGGTATTGGTATACGATTATATGGATTATCGATTGAAGAATTATTGTTACGTCCATTTGTTATTAAACTATAAATACTTCGTAAGTCAAATGAATATACGTGAGAATCATCGCATTTGTAACTAAAAAACATTGGACTTGATATATCTTTCACATTATCACAAGAAAAAAAATCGGTATCATTTGTGCTAATGTCACGAACATAAAAGGCAGGTCCACGAGTTTTAAACAAATAATTTCCTCTAAAAACTCGCCACCATTTTATAATTTTATTTTTTGAATCCAATTCATTATCTTCTATTTTTCTTTTTTTCTTTTTTTTGTTAATTATTTTTGTTGGAGTACACGCAATCCAAGGACGTGGCGATTTATAGTGTATACCACAGTACTCGCCGTGCGTAGCCGGGTTTTTACATCGTACACGTGGTGTACGAACCGACTTAATATTGATACACGTTGATTCCATCTCCTCCTACATAAATATTAGGAAAATATTTATTTAAGTAGCAAATCCGATTGAGATTCGCCTTTTCACATCAAAAAAATACGACTTTTCTACATCTATGTACAACAAAATTGACGGATCATTTTCTCTCTATATAATAAGTATACCCGCGTTTATTTATTAGAAAAACTTCCCCAGACACCAATATAACAAATGTCCTCAAGTGCTTCCAATGTTAAAAAGGCTCGTAAAACTACTGCCTCAACTTCTGTTACGAGTACATCACTGCCGGCAGTAAGTGTAGCGGCAACTGTACCTGTACCTGCTGTCGCAACTGTAGTAACGGCTCCTGTTGCCGTTACTGCGCCTGTTGCTGTTACTGCACCTGTTGCTGTTACTGCACCTGTTGCCGTAGTTCCTGAGACTAGTGCTGTAGAACAGGTGAATATCACAAGTGAATTCACGAGCCTAGTGGAACAAGTAAATACGCTACGTGCCACGCTTTCAACTGTATTCTCTAATATGAAGAAACTAGAGAAACAAATTCCTCGTGAACTAAAGAAAGCGTCCAAGGGTGGTCGTCGTCGTAAGACTGTAGCAGTTGATGGTGCTACAGAGGTACCGAAGAAAGAGACGGTATTTACTCGCCCTGTACCTATCAGTGATGCTCTATGTACATTCCTAGGTGTTTCCAAAGGTACGCAACTAAGTCGTTCAGAGGTTACGACACGTGTCTGCCAATATGCGAAGAACAACAAATTGATGGATAAGCAGGTAATCAAAGCGGATGCTTCTCTTCGTAAACTATTGTCACTAAAAGAGAGCGATGAACTCAAGATTCTAAATCTCCAACGCTACCTCAAACCCCACTATACGAAGGTAGCCGCTTCTGTAACTGTATAAATTAGGCATTAAATTGTCAAATGGGTTCTTACAGCAAAAAATTATATTAATTTTAATGAACCCAGTAAGACAACTTGCCTGAGTGGTTAAAGGGCATCCCTGCTAAGGATGTGGGTTCTACCCGCAATGGTTCAAATCCATTAGTTGTCGGTTTCTCGCGATAGCTCAGTGGTAGAGCAGAGGATTGTAGCAATCAAATGTTAAAAAAATCCTCCTCGGGTCGCTGGTTCGATTCCGGCTCGTGAGACTTGGTTGTGTAGCTCAGTGGTAGTAGCGAACGGCTGTTAACCGTTAAGTCGATGGTTCGATCCCATCCACGGCCGCATATTTAGTATTTTTCTACGTACATTTTGTCATAGAAATATACTTTTTCATAGAAGAAAAAATGGCTCTAACAACTTCAAACAAAGATTTAGTTGATGCTGTTCGCAATTGGGTGCATTTTGATAATATAGGTGAATCTCTTTGTAAACAACTCACGAATGCTCGAAATATGCGTTCTAAATACGAGGCATCTATACTACACTTGTTGGAAACTTCAGATATGCCAAACGCAACAATTGTAATTAATGGCGGAACACTACAAAAAGCGACACGAAGCAAACCCGGCGATTTATCCTGGAGTTTTTTAGAAGAACAACTACATAATTTTTATAAAACAAAGGGTAAACCCGATGATACGCTACAAATTCTTGATTTCTTACAAGAACACCGTGGTACTAAAATACAGACATACATTAAGAAAACTGCAGTAAAAAATAATGAATAAAATTCCCGATACTTATTAAATACATAGATTTATATTGAAGAGAATGACACTAAAGAAACAGGATATACAAAAAATCAATAAATGGTATCAAACCCACGCATACTTTTTTTTAAGATGTGTAGTACGTGATTTTTGCAATATCTTGTTAAAATACGGTTTTGTCTTAGATTGTAGTGTGAGCGAATTTTTCAAGTCGCTTAGTGAAGCAAGTTGTGCCTTTAAGTTAGCAAAAAGTAAGCAGAAAATATTATTGGGACCAAAACGAAAGTTTTCAAAACCATTAAATTGGAATATAATCTGTGAGAATTTTTGGATGCCTACAATAGAATATAAATATTTTGATAACAACTTTTGGGATTTTTTTTGGAATAAATACAGTAACACAGAAGATTTAGATGATTTTAAAATTTATTTGAGTGCTTTATTGCCATATTATATTAAGAAAGATGTGAATTTTTTGATTAAAGAACAAATTATTGCTGAAACCAATGATGGCAAATATATTCTTTATGAAGAAGCAGATGACAATGAATCTGATGACGAAGAATATGAATAAAAATTGATTTTATAGTATCTATTTTCAATAGCCGTAAAATGTTTATAGGTATTGAAATTCCTCTTGGATTAGCATTTACATATCCTTTCCTAAATCTAATTCAAAATAAATATCTTCGTCCTACAGTTGAAAATGAAATTTCACATTTGTGTAATATCCATAATTACATGATTATCTATGAACGAAGAATAGAATACGATAGTCCAATTTATTTCAACGTAAATAGTGTTATAATCCCGCTCAGTGGTGGTAATGCTATGAAATATCATTTTCTCGTATCAAAACTTATTGGAAAGAATCAATTTAACAAAGATTTTACCAATTATAAAAGAATTGATAAAAAATCAGAAAATTATGAAGCTACATACTACATAAATACTTATGATGAATTAAATAATATTTTAGAACATTACAATATTAATAAAAAATCACTATCAATAACACTACCTTTAATGGTAGATACATATAAATATCCGAAAGGATTATTTATTCATCCTTTAGGATATATTTCAAACAATAAACAATCATTAGTGAAAAACATTCTATGGCGTAAGCGATTGCCAGGTACAATTAGAATAACTGCTCTAGCGGCCACAGGATTATTGTGTTGTTGGATATATTATGCTCTAGACCGTCCTTTACACTATCCTCAAAAATATTATCCTCCCTTTCATCCGAAACGTTATTCTGTCCATTGACCACGACGAAATGGTAAAACTGTTGCTGTATCAAGTTGCTCGCGGAATTTTTGAACTTTCTTTTCATATTCTATTTCGGCAGGACTTGCGGGTAGCTGTACTGCCGATTCTTCTAATTCATCCGTTTCACTTTTAGCAGGTTTCATTCCATAGCAATTGACACCAAAACGCAATTCTGGATTATCAAAATATCCGCCATTTATTCCGATATTACCACAGGCATTTCGATATTCCGGTGCTCCTTTTTGTAGTTTATTATATGTTTCTTTTTGCGTGGGAAATACAGCCATTTGTCCTTTTACCCATCCGTAATTACACCAATCAGCACCATTTTCATAAGCTTTTTTAACCTGTTCATATGTTGCTAATTCTGAATTAAATGCAGAGCAAACAGCATTAGCATCGTGATAAGTATAAATATTACGACTTACATTGAATACCTCTTTACCTGGTCCACCAATACTAAGGTCATTAAAAATACTAGATGGGCTGTCTATTGCTCCAGGAAGACCAGGTGTACGTACATTCGGAGGTGGTAATTCTGGTGTTGGTGGCATATCCATCGGTTTCAATGAGGCATTTATACCATCTTCCACTTGTAATTTAACTGATTCACGCATACCAATTAATTCCCAGATTCGCTTCCATCCAAAATCAATGTAATATCCTACAGTTTTATAATAGATAATTAATAAAACAAAAATAATAAATATTACTAATCCCACAGCCCAATAACGATTAAATGTAAATGAAGATTGTGTAGTTTGTACAGCAGGCGGTGCCGCATATGTATAATTCATCCTTCTATTGTGGGGGTTGAGATTTACGCCACGCTTCAATATGAGTTTCTTGCAATTTGTAAATTTTATGTATTTCCGCTTTTGGCACCATAACAAGAATATAACTATCTTCATTCACAATTCGGTCGGGATTTACTTGAGAAACACTATTATCATCATAATTATACCACTTTTCATTCTGTCGGCTATACATATGATAGTGTCCGCCCTGTAGTGAACCTATATGTTCAACTACTGATATTGTTTGATATTCAGTATGAAAAGAGGAACCAAATGGATCGCGACAAAATGCAGCAACTGAACTAAAATCAACAGAATCTAAGTCCCATGAAATTAATCCACGTATTTTACGACTATTGTTTGTAAATCGTTTGAGTGAAAGACAAAGATATTGAGGAAAACGACTAATACGATTATGAATTGTAGCACGCTTTTTATCCTTACATTTCTCACAATAATAATCATCAATTACTTCACTTTTGAAAGCAGCAGAAATACATTTATCTAAATCTGGAGCGGTTATACCTACTGTATCTGCACCGGGAATCGGAGCCTTTATCATAAACCAAGGTTCATAACGTTCGGACACATTCTTACAACTTTCACAAACTATCTGTATTTGGGTTTGGCCATAAAAGTTTGTGATAATAGGACTATATTCTTTTTTAAAGAAACTTATCCAAGATTCAATAGCCTTTTGTTGCGAATGTTCCTCTTGATTGGTAAATTTTCCATTAATATTCATTGTTACGCTACGATAAATGGCGTCGTGAATACCTTCAATAAGGTATTGAAATGCTTCTGCTGCATCAGCTTGTTGTCCAGGACTATACCAATCATCATCACATTCACGAATACAATTATGAAGTGCCTGAAAGAATCCGCGTGGAACTAATACTGGTCGTTCATTGTTTTTCGGTGCTGTTCTCCAGAAATCCCGAACAAGAGTTTGAATACCGTATAGTAATTGTTTCTTTTTACTCTCATTACGTAGTGTCAAATCTTCACGTAGGAATAAACAACTAATGGCGGGATTTAATCTTAATATTTGTAAAATAACATTAAGAAAACAAGTATTGCCTATATTTGCTAAACCGATACGTGTATCAAGCGTATCCATTTGTTATTAGTCTAATGCTGTATTCTTAAATGACTTTCAATTTTTGACAACACACTGTAAAAAAATGAATGATGAAATTACTACTATACAATAGTAATGTCATATAATCCAGAGCGGTTTGATACTCCTTATGGATTTTCCTTGCTAGATGAACTTCATAACTTCTTTCCTGAATTAATGTACGACGATTCATTATTTCGCGATGATTACTTACCCTGGATACGTCATCGTGTTCAAGCACTTTTCCCAGAATTTACACGTCAACAAAGCCTATACCGATTATATGCTGCAACAAGACGTCGCACATTGTTTGATTCATTCATGGCCGAACAGCGTAGATCGAATCCAGCAGTAGTTGTAACAGTTCCTTTAGTTGAAACGCCAAATCGTCCGATACACGTAGTAACTCCTACGGGACCACGCCGCGTTCAGCGACGAACTATTTTAAGTAATCTACAAAATGTCATAGATGTTGATGATACTATGACAGATTTTGTAAATCTTCTTATGCAGGATGTACCTGTAGTTCCTACAAATCAGCAAATTGAGTCCAATAGCCGAATTGTAGCTGATATTAATCCAGATGAACTATGTAGTATTTGTCAAGCACACGCACATGAAAATGACAACAGTACATGGAGACGTTTGAACTGTGAACACGTTTTCCACAATCGATGTATCTTGACTTGGTTTCGGCGTGATGTTCATTGTCCAGTTTGTCGTTCTGATATACGAACGCCTGTTACACATTAATGACAAAAATTGAAATCATTATATAAACTATTTTTTACAGTGTTATTATGGATTACTCACATATTCCTTCGTGTTCCATTGATTACTGTCCACATCCGACAATTCTTAAAACAACACTTATCCTTGAAAATGATGAACTTAATCGTGTTGATAACATACAATTTGAACGATTCTTTCGTGTATGGATATTAGATTATAAAAAATATGCTCCTCATCTTAAATCAGTCAAAATTGTACTTCGTCCAACGTTTGTAGATGAACAATTGTTGACTCAGGGTATTGAACGTTTTCTTGAATATTACATAACACATATACAAGAATATGTAAAATTTAGTAATCCGAAATTTACAATCGATGTTGATTGCTACGCTAGTCAACGTGAATCGCCTCTTCATAAATATATGAAAAATATTATAGAGTTACCAACACATACTACGAACTTTCCGTAACATCCACGCCTCATATTTCTTGATTCCTAATTTATACCAATTTATCGTTAATGGAAATTGTACATAACGGTCGTATTTTGAAATATTGTTACGTTTTTTTAATGTAAACATTATATATTGTCCAATAGAATACAAGTCAGTTATATCACTATTATAATTTTTTACAATACTAAGAATATCATCAAAATATACAGAATCTAAATATCGTTCTACGGTAATAATAAGAATATCACGATTTAAGCAAAATTCTTGTAAGAAATTTGAGGAAAACCAAATAAACGCTCCTAACCATTTATCACTTATTTCATCTTGACCGGTCAATATATAGTCAGTCAGAGTGTAGGAAGCAAGTGCAAACTGAACAATATAAATACTCAATAATATATTATCATCAATATTCATATCATCTGCGATATATTGTAGAAAATGTCGTAAATAATTGTATTTTTTATCGCCTCCTTTTTTATTACATAACACAAAAGAAAGAAATTCGTCTACAGAAGGAGTAAGAAATGATGGATTATACTTACTAAATTCAATACTTTTAATGCTGAATAGAAAGTTGATACTGTCATAAAATAATTGTTTTCCTTGAAAGCCACCATAGGTAGGTTTCTCCTTTTCACATAATTTGAGAGAAGGCATGTGTACCGTTTCTAAAATGAGTCTTCTTTTACTATTACAGTAATGTCGTTTTTTAAGACCGTGTCTAAAGATAAAACATTGCCATTTTGTGAAAAAACCCTTTTTATTTGTTGATCCGGGGCTCTATATGTATTAAATTTATTTATGACTGTTCCAAGTGTTGTTCCTGATAAATCGGTAAGTTTTAAGACACCGCCACTCAAACCCGAAAATCGTTTAGCAGAAGAATCTGGAATAATTGATACATGTATATTTTGTGAACGAAACCAATTCATTTTGTAAATAACATAGTATAAATATTTTGCTGTCCCTTTGCGTTCATTAGGATAGGTTGAAACAATTTATTTTCAGCAAGAGCTTCTCGTGCCTCAACAACATTTCGTGCTTTTTTCGTTGCTGCTATATCCATTGGTCGTGATATATACTCTACTGCTAATCCAAACACTTGACTAACTGGTTTAGCAATTTGATTTGTTATATAAAAGGCATAGTCAGGTGTCAAATTATTTTCCCTGATAAATGAAGGCGTTTCAATTCTATCACCTTGAAGTTTAGTAATAGAACCATCAGTTGTAATATATACAAATGGAATTCGTTCAGATGTACTGGGTTTATTGCCAGGGTCTCGTATTCCAATCCTGTCAGCAAGTACTTTATGTGCTATTCTGCTGGGATTTGCATAATCTGCTCTTAATGACTTGGTAATCGTTAACTTATGAAGCCCAAATTTTCCATCCATCAAATCTTTTGCTGCCTGTGTAACAAAGGCAGCCGCTTCTTTGACGCCTTTTTTAACATCCGTTGTTCCTAGAATTCGTTCAATCGCTCCACCATAAATATATTTTACGATTGGAGCATTATCACGACGTTTCATTACGATTCCCATACTTTTACGATGAAAGTCGCTATCTTCTAGACCATCCTCACTCATATCACCAACATAACGTTTTTTACTTAGTAAAATGAAGGAACGAAAGATTTTATCAAATTCAAAATCGTGCGGTGGTTTCAAACACGAACTTACAATTTTACCTGATTCAATTGTAAGTTCCTTGGCTAGACGGAGTGCCTCTAAACCGTGTAATCGTTCACCAGTTATAGGGTTCTTAGGACGAAATCGCAAGAAAATACTATCTGTATCACCATAAATACATTCAACATCACATCGTGGATCGGCACCACTTCCATACAATCGTTCAATAACTTCTTTTGCAAACATAAGTTGACATCTTCCGTAGGCGGTTGTACTTGCTGCTAGAACCTGCCGGCGAATTTTAAAAGTTCCGCTTCCTAGTTGTCCGTAAAGTGAATTTGCAGTCAACTTATAGGCTAGTTGTTGGGCATCAAGCAGAGCCTTGCGAAATTCATCTTTCTCAGATTCGGCTAGTTTACGTGTCTTTTTACGTGAGGATAAAAGCATCTCTAAGATTCGTGGAATCGTTCCTTGAGTATTTTGGATATAACGTGCTATACGTTTTCCATCACGAATCTTTGTAGGATGTTTACGTGTATCTTTCGGATCTACACGTAAAATATCAAATTCAATATTCACATATTTAGCACCTTCAATATTATCATAGCGGTCTGAACCTTCACGAGTACATACATATTTACCTTCGTTATCGTAGTCTTTGACCCAAATCAATGTATCGTGACTAATATTTTCACTAATTATGCTACTCGGATATAGTGAAGCAAAGTCATCCGCTGTAATAGGGTCGTCAAGATAAATTCCTGTACAAGGTTCCAGAACAATAGCACCTTCATATGAATCCTCTTCATCTGTTTTTTCGGATTCTTCATCCGTTTCATCGCGTTGCGGTGAGGGCAGTACTTCAATCAGTTGATCGACCGCACGACATTCTTTAAAGATTAAGGACTCTGCCTTGATTCCTTGACCTCGTAGAAATATATAACTAACCGGAACTGAACATACGGATGCCATTGCTACCGAATTATTCAAAACTTCCAATTTATTGAAAAGTTCCATTACTAGATCGCAATCTTGTAAACAATAACGTGCTATTTTAGCACGGTCGGCACCACTACCACGATGAAGACGAAAGATATCTTTTGGACTTACATCGTCTTTCACTTGTGCCCAACGAATTGGTACAGAACCGTGTTCGGCTAGTGTTCTTTTTCCGCCTTCAATCTTGATTGTTAGCGATTTTGGTTCTACATTTGTTACTAGACATTTTTCCACTACTCTATCATTTTCCTCATCCATCAAAGTTATGTATCTTCCTACTACAATGCCCTTCGTAGATTTTGTATTAAAGTTAAAGATTTCTTCATTATTGATACACGTAAGATTTTTCAGTTCACCACTCACAAATGTTGCACTAACATTATCTAGACTATACGAATCTAAATTATGATTGCGACGAATATAAGGAAGTAGGTCAATCTGTAGACGACCTGTACTTGTTATAAAATACATTGTATTATCTCCCATTGCACTACTGCTTAGAAATTTTTCTTCCAATTTGGGGGGTCGTGAACTAAGCCGACTGAGTGGAAGTAATGCTCTTTTCACATCTTTTCCTAGAAAACTTTCCATTCGATCATAAATATATTTAGAATCAAAACCAAAGATATTATATCCGATTAAAACATCTGGTGAAACTTTACCTATCCAAGAAACCCAGGCAGTAAGCATAGATATTTCGTTTTGAAAACTGTATACATTAATTGGTACATCAGCACCTGGTGGTTTTACAGCCTCACGGTCACACGTTCCAAGCACCCAAATGTGTTTGGAATCGCACGTACCATTACGATACAATACAGTACCTATTTGAATAATTTCATCACCAGATATTGTAGGAAGTACAGAAGTCAGATGCTTATCTAGAGTCATTAGTGCTTTTTCTTTATCATCTGATTCATTTAACAATATTCCTAATGCGATATTACATTCACGTAATTTTTCTGATGTTAATTTTGAAAGACGTTCTGTAAAAGAAAGATTATTTGTATTTTTCAGAAATACTTTTGATAATTGGGGATGATGTCCACACGAAGCTTCCTCTAAGGCAATAACAATTTCAGATAGATTTGTTAGTAAACGCATTTCTAGCATTTCACGTAGCGGTTTTCGCCAAGTTTTCGTAGCCAACGGAAAATCGCCATGTGAACTCATACATTCAATATCCCAACTAGCTACTAAATAAGGTGCCATCGCTCCATTTGCTGCTTTTAAAACCGTACTATCATCTATACTAGCACTAATTGTTGTAGTAGCATCGCCATCGGTATTTTCCTCCCAGAGACCGGCTGGAACACATACCCATCCACTTGGACTTACATTTTGAATATGAAAATATCGTAAAACCGGATCAATATTTGCCTCATATACTTTTAGAGCAATTTGTTTACTATCAAAACTACGTGAAACAATATCATCGTTTTCGATCGGACTTTTCAATAAAATAGATTGTGCAGATGAACCAAATAAACTAATTGTTTCATATGTAATACTTTTACAATCTTTTGTAAGAAATCTATCCTTCATTTGTCGCCAAAGTGATAAACTCGATACTGTTATTTTAGCAAATGTTGCTTTGAAACCTCCATTGTAATCCCACAAAGTTTTATGTTGTTCATATTCAATATCAACTGTTTCATGCGATGATACACCAAGTTGAACCCAGTTTTGAAATTGTGCTTTTGCTTGATGATTCGTTGCCAAACAATCAGGAATACGCACATAAAAGAATGGACGGAATCCAGCAATCGTAAGAGTCACAGAATCGCCTTTTGGTGTAGTTCCAAATAAAATAATTTGAAAAGTACGATTGCTGTTATTGCTTTCATTTGAATCGTAACTTGTATCGTCATTGTTTAGTCGAATATCACGACTCAACAAATCCTCAATTTGAAAGATTAAATCTTCATTAGTATCCATTGTCTTTTTTTTACTTGAAAAATTACAGGTCATTTTTTTTACGTAAACTATAAAATAATCTACAGCAGAAATTAACTGTAGAAACTACTTCTTCAACGCTAATTGCTTCATTTTCTTTTCCGCCGTTTTTTTCGTCAATTAAATTGTTTTGAAGTGTAGGTTGTACTACAACTGAAGCACCGCTTACATCACTTTGGACTAAAGCACCGCTTACATCACTTTGGACTAAAGCACCGCTTACATCACTTTGGACTAAAGCACCGCTTACATCACTTTGGACTAAAGCACCGCTTACATCTGTGCAAGAAGACATTTCTATGAATATGAGTTTTTTATTGCGACCGATTCTTCCGCGTTGAAGCACGACGATTACTACGTTTTGGCGATTTATAGGTTTTTGTTGTACGTCCATTTTTAGGAAGCATAGTGTATCCCGCAAGTAATACGGCAGCTGGACCAACCGTTTGTAAGGCGTTGACAATTGACCCAATAACAGAAGACGCAAATCCGCCAGATTGTTTCATAATACTTGCCTCTTTAACAATATTTTCATGAACATTTGATATACCCGCTTGTGGTCCGGGTTTCTTACTATCTAACGGAGCACTTATCGGTTTCAATGCTGATAATTCTTTTTTCATAGTAGTTTCATCACGCATGAATGGTACAGCATTTGTAGCTTCGGGAGAACCAGGTACTTTATATTCACTAATATTACCATTAGGTTCAACTTTGATAACACTAGGGTATCCTTGTATTTTAGCATTTGCGATTTCAGGTACCTTTTCCAACATATCGTGATGCACACTTGCTATATTGGCACGCCGTCCCGGCATATTTTCAAACTTTTTCCAAAGAGGTTTGTAATGCTGACAATGACCGCACCAATCGGCATATACAAGTACAAATGTTATTGGACCATTATGTATCATATTTACCAAAGTTGGTACATCTGCTACATCTCGTACATCAACCGCTTGTTTGTTACGCACAGGCATGTCTTTATACAAGATTGCGTTTTTTCTCTACGACTCGTAGGATGATACAAAATACATATATTGCTTTAGTTGTACTATCTATACTCGTAATAATTTTAATGATGTCATCAGTGAAAAAAGAACAGTTTACAGATATGGCAAGTAAAATTGAATGCCCGATAGCGGCAACACGTACACCAGATGGACGTATCAAAGTAGAACCAGGTAAACAAATTTTTTCAAGTATGAATGAATATACAACATATTTAGCTGGTTTGTATTCTAAGGGAAGCAAATGTATACCACCAATGGTTAAAAATAATAAGACGCCTGTTGACCAAATATTAGGTGGTCTTGGAAATAACGTAGCCGGTAAAGACGATATAGCACGTGAAGATGTTGCACGTAATGTATTAACCGAAAATGCCTTTAATGAAGCACCCATTAATAAATTAGACGATTATGAAAAAACACAAGTATACAATTCGGAACGTGACGGAAGAAATGAATTAAGTGTTCAATCTAAAAATAATTTATTATATAATCGTGCATTGGATTGGGCACAATTACCATTTAATTCTGAGGAACACGCAAGAAATGCAGATACATTTGTAGCTGGTCGTTTAGAAACTGCCTATATTGAACCAAAAACAGGAATATATTTCCGAAATGTTGAAGGCGGAGCACTATTGCCACCCGATGTGGAAGCGGAAAAAATGCGTGAGAAGCAAATTCTAGCTTCATATAGACCAACTGATATAACAAAGCATACAATTGATTCAAAGACCGAACAAGTCGCAAAGTTGGTAAATCAAATGTATTCAGAAGACCCTAATTGGATTCCCGTTGTTGAAAAACAATCAGATAATAACTATGCTGTAACTGAATTATTACCAAAACCTCGTGAAGAAAAGTATGAAGATAATAGTGCTCAACGATTAAGTTTATTAGAGGAAAGTGGTAAAATTATCCCTCCTCCAACACTTAGAATTGAGGATAGATTACGCGACGACCCCTATTTTGATAAATCAGGATTAGCAGATCGTGATAATGACCGATTATGGAATTATAATGATTTTCGTAAATGGACTCCAGGACTTGAAAGAATGTTTGCTCCAACTGCAGATAATAAAGAATGGTATTAGATTTAGACCAACGAAAATTAAAAACGGGCACTGAAGGTGCCCGTTTTTAAGGTCTTGTTGGCCGCGGCCCGTAGAATTTTGAAAATGGGCACCGAAGGGTGCCCATTTTCAATATTCAAGGGTCTAAAGATAGTAATAAATTATTATATATATAATGTTGAAGAGTTTCTTGTTTTTATTGATTACCTCCTTTTCTGCTGCTAATTTTACTGGTATTGTTCCGAATTATCTTTGTACTTCTTTCACTATAGGTCCAGGTACAGGATGTGCGTGGATGTGTAATTATTGCGAAACACAATTACAAACAACAAATTATTATTTTTTAGATAATGTGTGTACATATGAACCGGGTGGATGTGTTGGTAATCCAATTGCTGGAAATAATTACATTTGTTGTACAAATAATTAAATATATATATATATTTGTATTATTATAAATACTACAAATATGTAGAAGTAAAATAATTTGTACAGCAAAGATGCCGTAATAAGCTCAGCATTATTTCATCTGTCGGAAGTGTGGAGGTGGACAGGTGCTTATGCCTGTACCGTTAGCACCGTTTTTAAAACAGTGTTTAACGATATCACAACAACCCGAACGAAATTTATGTTTTAAGCTTTCATTTTCCACCCAGTTTATATTTATGATTTTTTTTATCAAAATAACCATAATGATACATTTAGTTGTTGATAGTCGGGAAAATGAATTACAAGAATTATTGAAACATTACAGTAATGATACTATAAAGGTTATAGTTGAAACATTAGATATTGGCGATATACATATAAAAACAGTTGATTTAAGTGGCAATCCATTATTAAAAGTTGTTTTAGAAAGAAAAACGGCTTCCGATATGGGAGCAAGCCAAACAGATGGAAGATATAGGGAACAACGTGCACGTCTTTTATCCTTACGTGGTACTGGTGTAAAAATAGGATATATTATAGAGGCACCTACTTGGTCTTCTACATTAAGTCGTACTTGGTGTCTTGGAAAATTCAATGAAGTCCATTTGCAAACCACGATAGCACGTCTACAATTAAGATATGATATACCTGTTTTTCACGCTACAAGTATGAATGAAACCGTTTTTTGGATACGTCGGTTTGTTCAAGCACTTCAAACAGATGAAAATGTGTACAATAATGGGATGGCGAAAAATATAGAAGAAGCTGCTCAAGTATATACACAGGCAATTCATGTAAAAAAGGCAGCAAATACAAGTAAAGAAACTATTTTTCATAGTATGATGTTAACTATACCAGGTATTGGTCAACAGGTTGTAAAAGCGATTGGTACAGAAGTAAATTTTAATATTTCTGAACTTCTTACAAAATCAGTAGATGAACTTGCTAAAATACAGGTAGGTAAACGAAAAGTCGGAAATTTAATAGCGACACGAATTTACGAAATTTTTCATTCAGCATAATAATAAAAAAATGACCTGTTGATTTTTGTTTTTTTTAAATTTATAAATGAGTAGTGGTCCCACATTAACCGTTGAAGAGAAGATATACAATCCGTGGAATCCGGCAAATCGTCATATACCCGATTCAACTATTCTTGGAATTTTGCGAGCATATGGTATTAAAGAGCGTCCCCAACGCTGGGAACTCTTTCGGCAGGCGTGTGTACATAGTAGTTATGTAGACAGACCTGAAAATAATATTCAAGATGGAGAGCCAGTTATTGTGGCTCCAAAGCCTGATGATTGTTTACCTCTTTTTAAGGCAGATAATGAACAAATTGAATTTGTAGGAGATAGTTTGCTAGGTTGTGTTATTGCCCTATATTTACACGAAAGGTATCCTGACGAAGATGAGGGATTTCTAACACGTCTTCGTACACGTTTAGTAAATAATAAACAATTGGGCGAATTAGCAAATAAAATTGGATTCCAAAATTGGATTATTATGAGTCGTCACGTAGAAGAAGTTTGTAATGGTCGTAGAAATTTACGACTTCTTGGAAGTATGTTAGAAGCTTGGGTAGGTGCTATGTATCTTGATATAGCAGAATCAAATCACGGTCTAGCTTTTACACGTGTCAAAACTTGGCTCATAAATTTGTTTGAAACCCACGTAGATTTTGCTTCACTAATAAGTGAAGATAATAACTTTAAAGACCAATTGCTGAAATATTATCAGGGTACATATCATCAACCTCCTAAATATAAAGAAGTCGCCGTTGAAGGTCCGCTCCACGATCGTACTTTTACAATGGGTGTATTAAGCCCAGAAGGTATTGTTATTGCTACTGCTACTTCTAGAAACAATAAAAAAATGGCGGAGCAGGAGGCGTCTAGAAAAGCGTTAATATTTCTTGGAGCATTACCACACGATGCTTAAGTTGAACCTGGACTGGCATTTATTGGTAGCATATAAGAATCTGGACTATTTTTTGATTCATTCGCTAATAATGGTATATGAGATTCTTCTAATGTTTTTCTACAAATATCCATCATTATTTCTGGCAAAGTTGATATTTCTAAATCAAGGTCAGGTATAATTCGCGTTTTCTTAGCATATTCAAGTTTTAATTCATTTTGTATTTTATTTGGAATTTCAACATCTGTCTTCAATAAATCAAGATATATTGTTTTATTTTTTGTTATAATAAATAACGCATCACGACGTAATTCAATAGGTAGTTGAAATTCTGAGGCAAGTGGAGTACTAAAAGTTGTCCAATCTGATTTTAGTTTTATAAATTGTTCTAAGCGTTCTTGAATAGCATATATTTTAATAAAACCGGTGTATACAGCAATTGTAAATGTAAAGAGTGTAAATATTCCATTAAGAATCATTGAAACTAAGGGGTCTGATATACCAAATTGTGTAACACTTAATGTACCACTTAACGTACTCAGTATTAATCCTAGAATAGTATTATTACGAATAATCGATCGGTGATAACGAGCAGCTCGTTCTAAGCATTGAATATTATAAGAACTAATTGTTATCCATTCACTTATTGTTTGAATATTTTCAGTTGTCCAATGTGTACCGTAACTACGTTGAAAATCGATAATAGTGGATGGTCCTCCTGGGGTAATATTTGTGGTCATGTTATACTGGAAAGATAAAATAAATTATAGGGGGTAGAAACAATGGAAGAAAGTAAGGATGAACCCAAAGTAATTGTAAGAGGTCCGCCCCGGTTTCGTGCTCCTATAGCACGAGAAAAAATACGCCGTGCAGAAGCACCACCTAATCTAATAGAATTGTTGGAATCAATGACGGCAGTAGTTCCCGTTGAAGTGGCAAATCTAGCACCCGTTATTGGTGTTGGTGTAGACTCTAATTATGTTGATACTACAGTTGCCGCTCCTGCTCCTCCAGCAGAGCCTCGTGCGAGTGCCGCTCCTGTTCCTCGTGTAAGCGCCGCATCTGTTCCTCGTGTAAGCGCCGCTCCTGTTCCTCGTGTAAGCGCCGCATCTGTTCCTCGTGTAAGCGCCGCTCCTGTTGTAGAAGGTGAGCCGGCTGTACAAAATAGTGTCTTACCACCGATTCTTCAAAATCTAAAAACTCGTTTAGAAACAGTTGAAAACCGTGATAAAACTTTAGTACATTCGGAAGCATATGTACCGCAAAATAGAAAAGCGTTTAAAAATTTTATTATTCAGAGTTATCGCAGATATCTATTACCGCCTGTACCTGATATTCCTGACCCTGATGCTTGTTCAAAGGCGTTAGCAGCAAGTAAGTCAGAAGTAAAAACGTTTGCTTATCAATCCTTTGTTCGCGATTATTTACAAAAACCAACACCTTATCGTGGTGTATTAGTATATCACGGATTAGGTTCAGGTAAAACATGTACTTCAATTGCTACGATGGAAGCATTACAACAAGCAGATAGAAGAAAACCTGTCTTTGTTATGACTCCTGCCTCTTTGAATCCAAACTATCGTGACGAAATCACAAAATGTGGACCATTTATCTTTCGTACAAATAATTTTTGGACATTTGTGAGCGTTCCACGATTAAAAGACCGTACGCCTGAAGCACAACTTTTAATTAATATTGGTATTCCGCCTTCAAGTATAACAAAACGAAAAGGAGGTTGGTTACCAGACCCTGGAAAAGCACCAAACTATGATAGTCTTAGTACTGAGCAAAAAAAACAAATTCAAGAGCAGATTTACGAATTAATGGATGCCCGTTTTAACTTTATTAATTATAATGGATTACAAGAAAGAACATTGCGAGATTGGGCATGTAACGATCCACATAAATTTGATGGGACTACAGTAGTTATTGATGAAATCCATAATTTAATAAGAACTATAAATAACTCTAATTTGGAAGGATTTTACAAAGATGAACCACGAGATTTAGCTCAGTATATGCCTAAATTCTGTGAAGTTGGTAAAAAATATCGTATTTCATATTTATTATACCGTATGTTATGTAATTCTGTAGGAATGAAATTAATTGCATTGTCAGCAACACCTATCATTAACTTCCCACAAGAAATAGCGATTCTTGCTAATTTATTGGCAGGTGATACTCGTATGATTGAGGCAAAAACACCAGGACTCGACCGACGTGCAGCAATTGAAAAAGTATTAAAGGAACATCCTGAGGTTGATTTTGCCGAAGTGATTCCACGGGCAGAAACAGGAACAACTTTTTTACGCATAACTCCTGTTCCAAGTGGCTATCGTAAAGTTATAGACCCTGCTACCGGTGTATTTAGAGGTTATATTCGTCACGAAGAAATGGTATCACTTGATACAGATAGAGAACGAGCTCCAGAGCGTTGGGCTGAACGGTTAAACGGCGTATTGGTTGCTCAGGGATTACCGCCATTATCAAGTATACAATATAAATCTGTAGTACGCCTACCAGATGTTGAAAAAACATTTCGTGAATATTTCATAGATACAGAAAAACTCATTGTTAAAAAAGGACTTGAAATACCACTTATGGAACGTCTAAGTGGTCTAGTAAGTTTTTATAAAGGGGGTAAAGCAGATTTAATGGCACGTGTAACAACGGATGAAATTGTAAATGTTGATATGAGTGATATACAATTGAAGAAATATACAGACCAAAGAAAACAAGAAATTGATAAAGAACAGCGTGCGATTCGGAAAAAAGGAAAGAAACCAACAGATAAACCTGGACAAATAGGATATGAAGATGTAACCAAAAATGTTAATAATACATTCAAGATTTTTAGTCGCGCTTTTTGCAATTTTGTGTTTCCAGATACATTAGAACGTCCTGTACCACGTGATTACCGTGATGTAATGGCAATGATAGGTGCAATGCCTGATGAAGCAGATGTTATAACAACGGACGATGTAGAGGTACCATTAGAAAGAAAAGAAATAACAGTTGAAGATGACGAAGTAATTGACGAAGAAACCACTGAGATGCCGGCAGGAGCGGCTGCTGCTGTCCCAGCAATAACATATACTGAAGCGTTACAAGCAGTGGTAAAAGCATTAAGAGAAAATAAGGCTACATATTTTAATAAAGAATCCTTGGTTAATTTAAGTCCTAAATTTCAAGCAATTATAGATAGACTTGTAGGAAGTAAAGGTCCAGCCCTCGTGTACAGTAACTTTAAAACTTTAGAAGGTATAGGACTATTTAGTATAGCACTTGAAGCACAATTAGGATATGTACGTTTAGATATTGAGCAAACTACAAGTGGATGGAAACTAACGGATGAAACATTGGCAGCTCCACCAGGAACACAGCGTTATATTGTTTACACTGGTGACGAAAAACGAGAAAAACGTAAATTATTATTGGATATTTTTAATGGAAAATGGTCAAAAGTACCACCCTTAATTGCATCAAAGGTTCAAGAAATAACAGGTGTATCAACAAATATTGCAGGACATATAGCCAAAGTTTTTATGATTACGCAAAGTGGAGCCGAGGGTATTTCTTTGACAAATGTTCGCCAAGTACATATTATGGAACCGTATTGGAATTATGTGCGTCTAGACCAAGTAAAAGGACGTGCTATTCGTATCTGCTCACATATGGAATTACCGCCAGAGGAACGAACGGTAGATGTCTTTACATACATTTCTAAATTTAGTGAAAAACAACTACGGGAACGTGCAGTAGATGAGACAATAATGAATTTTGATGGGGGTGAATCAACAGACCAAAATATATTAAAATTAATGAATGCGAAAAAACAATTGGCAGATAGCATTTTAAATATAATGAAAAGTGCAGCCGTGGATTGTGAATTGAATGCAACAGAAAACGGTGCTTTAGCGTGTTATAGACTTCCTACAAGAGACCCAAGTTTACATTTATTCCATCCCATTACAGAAGTTCATTTATCAAGTGGTGCGGCAACAGTACGTGCTGTACCATAGAATGCCTAATTTAGACCAGCGAACATTTAAAACGGGCACTGAAGGTGCCCATTTTCAATATTCAAGGGTCTAAAGTACACCCCTACGGAGGCCTTGCCGGTAGAAAGCACTATAAAGATGTTGAAACTTGTTCAAAACAACTACCATTTTTGACAAGAATAGGATCTAACCAAAAGGAATGTGATTTATGACGTGTTAATTGATAATTTAATTCCCAATCAATAATTTCTTGAAAAGGAAAATATGTACTTAGTATTTTTTTCAACATATCTACACGAAAAATCATTGCGTCAGTAGTTCTTGTATGATAATATATAGGAGCAGGAAACCATTTTAAAGTCGTATCAGTTGCTAAACGTGGAGGGCGTAGTCCTACACCGTCACCTATACTCAAAAAATCCCATTCTTTTCCAGAAAGTTGTGCCATAGCATCATCCAATTTTGATAGAAAATCAGAAACAAAAAAAGCATCACTTTCTAACATTAATACAACTTTATGACCATCTTTTACTGCACTAGCGGCATTATTTGCCCAGTTAATTCCGAGAGAAATTTCACTCAATTTTAAATTAAAATGATTGTAATTTTTTTTCTCGTGCGGTACACTTATTCTTTCTTTCCAAGGATTATAGGCCTTAAAAGCTTCTTCAGGTGTAAGTTCACTTCCGTGTTTAAAATAAACAAATGAATAACAAGTTGGGTCAATATTCATATTGTTCAACGATTCTTTTAATGTTTTGTAGCGTAAAGGTTCATACTTTTCGCTACAAAGAATATATGCGTGGTCAATGGGTGTCGGCCATTTCAAAGACATTTTATAGATAAAATCAGTAGTTATTCTTTAGAACAAAGCACCAAATACTCCACTATTTGTATGAAATTCAGGAATAGCATTTCTTTCATATGGAGCTGTATTCCAATATCGTATTTCTTCTTCAAGTTGAACCGGTGAAAGTTTGTAATCATACATGTGAAACCATCCCATACACATTTGCGGATTTCGTTCCTGCGAGTCATATCTCCAAACATCTGGTGTTCCAATAAATCCAGTAGAAGCAGATAATTTTCCTAAATAAATATATTTCATAATTTCATCCGGAAATTGTGTCCAGCTTCCTCCTAAATCAGCATATAAATCCCCATTATCACTAGTACTTACTTGTTTTCCATCTACATAAACCGATAAACCGTATCCAAGTTCAGACCATGTAACAGCATAATGCGTCCATTTACCTATTGGGGCTTTATTTGCGGCAAATGGTGTTCCAATACCATACCAGAAATTACGATTATACGCAGCATAGACACCATTGCTAACTGCAGTTAATCTAACAGTACGATTACTCAAGAAATCGTTTTCTGTTTGAAGACTAAATAATGTACAATCTGTTGAAGGTAGTTGATCCCACCATACCATACACGTATATGTTTTGATTGCTTTCATACGTATTGGGTTGAGAATTTGTAGATATTGTTTATCGCCAAAAAAAGCACCTTGACGACCACCACGATTTTGTAATTGTACACCAAAGTTTGCACTTCTTACAGTTTTATGAGTATCTTCCATACGTCCTCTGAAAAAATCAAAGGCAATTAATGGCGATGTTTTGGGAAATGGAAGCGTCATATTCAAATTAATTTTTTCAATTGCGTTTTGAATAATTAACACTGCTCCTCCATAATTTTCATACCAATTTATTTCAAACATTGATGGTTTATTTTCTGGTATACTTATACCGACTCTATAGTATGAAGGAGGTTGGTCATACCAGGCTTGGGCGATAGTTTTACCATCTAATAACATAATAAGTCCATCATCCGTCCAGCAATCTAGTGTTCCAGAATAGGATGTAGGCATTGTTATAAAAGCACGGGCTTTCATAATTATTCGGTCCTTGCGTCCGTGACTATCTGGTACGGCTCCACCTCCAACATTAATTTGGCGAAATCCAGAATCATTTCTAATTGAACCAATCAAAGCAGCATATCGGTCATTATTAAAATATAATACTTCACTATCATTAAAACTATACATCAAATGTTCCATACCAACATCTTGACAAACAGGAGCAGGAAGACGTGCAAATTTAAATCCTAAACAATTATTCATAGCTGTATCTTGTTCTTCTGAATTTCGAGTATTCATATTTGTATGTAATGTAGCAAATTGATTTTTAACTTCACCCCATGTCATATTAGCAAGTGCTGCAACTGAATTAGCAGTTGGATAAGATGCGCCTGCAGGTTGGCATCCTGCCTGACGGAAAGCACGTTGAGCACACGCAAGTTCAAATGGTCCTCTTGCGTTTGTATCAATAATACACGGGTCAAAATCTGCAGAACCGACCGCTAATAATTTGGCGGATTCACGAACAATTTCAGTATTACCTGAAGTAATTGTATTAAATAATGTTCGGTAAATATTAGCAGCACTCATTTCATCTATATTACCTTGACCCAATAATGCTTGTGGTATAGTTACTCCTGCAGCCTGTAAGTATTTCATAGCTAGTTTATCATTTTCAGATGGACCGTTCATAGTATTGAGCATACGGTATATGCTACCAGATTTTGTAAGACCAACATTAAGTGCAATTTGTATTAAGCAAGCTCGGCTTAGATTTCCTTGCTGGTCAGGAGTACATTTTGTTACAACTTGTTTTTGTAAAACTTGGGGTAGATTTAATGATCTACATTCCCAACTATAACTACCTCCTTCAGGTATTAAACATTCACCAGAATTAAACCATTTGCCATTAAAATGTGAATCGCATTCATCTTTTGTATATAATCGTAAGGAATTATCAGGACTAGGACGTCCATAATTTCCACAAGAGACACCGTCGCTGGTTGTAGGCGGTTCAACGCCAGGTTGAGGACATTGAGAATTATTTGAAATTACTTCTTCACCGCACGTATGTAATGCATTTGCGTTATTTACATATTTCTCATTACCACCACCATCTACTGGTACAGCAAATCCTAAACGGTCGCAAAATCCACATTTACCTTTTATATCTGCAGTATCAATATACTTACATTCTTTTATTGCGGTACATAGTTTGAAATCTTCCATCATTGCTGCTTCAGTAAGATTCCAATAATATGTTCCACCATTGGGCAATCCGTCACGAAAAATTGGTTCATCTACAGTTCCCAATACACCAACAGATTTTTCTGTAGGGTGATACCACCAACCACAAGCTACTTTTGAATTTCTAACTCTTTGAGGAAGATTGAGAGGATATGAAACATTTTTACAAAATTTTTTATCTTGTTCTGAATAAGCATTATTAGGGTCTGGTTCAAAGAAACTGGTATAATCTCGATCTTTTGATGTCGCTAAATAGTTATCTGTTTGGGCTAATGCCTGATTTAATCCAGATAGATTTACTCCGGGATTAGTAATGATTCCTTTGCTAGCAGTATCTAAAGCATAATTACCAGTTGTATTTGCAAATTTCATTTGTGGTACAAAGACATTATTTGATTGTATAAGATCATCAATAGTTACAAATCCTTCTTTGTTTGAGCGTAAATAAATTAATACAGTCAAACAAATTGCTATAATAGCAAATATTATGAGCCACTCCATTCCTTCTAAAACGACAGAGGAAATTTACTAACTGGCAAGTGCGGGTATAATACGCCACGAATGATGTTGTGATGCCCAACTACCCTTCATTCCATTGAATTTAGTAATCCATAATTCATATGGATTGTCACGATTAGCAGATAGGTAAAACTCGGGAAAGTTAGAACTCTGAAAACTAACCATTGTAGGATCGCCATTTACAGCAGGCATCGGTTTAAAACTAACATCATCGCGATACACTTCGTTTCCTTCAGGCCAGTGAACCCAAACACGGAATCCAGAGTGTCGTAAAAAGAAATTAGGATTTTGTATATTTTCAAAACTAACATATCCAATTCTACCATTAAGAGCAGGCACTAAACGGAAAGATGCTGCTCTACTAAATTGTGGACTGTATCCATTATTTGTACCCAAATCGGGACCTACTACATTAGCAGCATGACCTTGATTTACAACTACACGATCCCACGATATAGCACTTAGTAAACTTACAGTTAAACCAGGTACAATATTATTTAACGCAAATGCCGGTTTTAGATCTTTCGCTGTAAAGGTAACAGTCATTGTTTGTTCCGGAAGATTTGGGTATTGTCCTTCGCCTGTATATTTCTGGCAAATGATGTTATGACTAGCATCACGTAATTGTACAGGCATTCCGATTTGTCTATGTTGGCAACAATCCGTTCTCATAAATACAACAACACGTTTCACTTCTGTCATTTTACCTAAATCAACATACCAATATTGAGGGTCTGGTCCAGATCCATCGTCGTGATATTCTCCTTGATTGTGACTATGCGGAGTTAAATTACCATTAACAGCAACATCAGGACCATTGCTTCTATCGTTTTGCCAAATTGTAGCAGCTTGTGTACGTTTGCCTTTCGCAATATTAATATCATATGGGTCATATACTGCCACTTGTGGTAACATTATTGCTAAATCTCCACCCCGTGATGCTTCGTAAAATGCTGTTGGTAAAATATAGACATAACGACATACAACACCGCATCCTGTGGCAACTTTGCTATCAACTGTTTTTTGAGGACCAAAGCATTGTTCTACAGCAGTGGCGTGTGTAGTCATAGATTGCTTATCTTCATTTTTACCACCATAATTTGCCGTTTTCATCAGACTATCATAGAAGTTTTGAACCGCTTTAATACCGCCTAACGCATTTGCCATTGATACATTCTTGGCATTTACACGTCCACTAGCATCAATTGGTGACATTGAACCAGTAGGTTGACACGTTTGAAATGGAGAATCTGCCCGCATCTTAGCATTTCCTTCCGTACTTCTTAAACCACTGTAACGGTCGCCAATTGTTGTATACGTAGCAGAAATACCTCCTCTACGAGGAGCAGTAAATCGGGATGGATCTTCGGAACCTCGTACCTTATCAGTACCAGCGTTCAACCATAGATATTGTAAACAGAACGAATCTAATGCTCCAGTACGAGGAACAATTATTATGTTTCCAGCAGCATCCTGTTCAACATCTTCACACGGACTCGTGATATCAAATCCAAACATCCATTGTGCCGCTTTGTTGATTGTCTTTGCTCTTATTTGTCCGCTACTGCCTCCAACAGGCATACCTGTCGCGTCTCTTCCAGTTGTAGCAATTGTGAATTGATTACTTAACCAATTAGAAATAGCATCCATATCACCTAATTTATTTAAATCGGCAAGTCCATTACCACCAGTTCCATTATATGGGTCTACCATACCTAATTTATTCAATTTACCTTCAGCGATACCACCAGAACCATAAAATAAGTTAGATAGACAAGCCATACTATATTTACCGGCAACTTGACCATCCTTCAAACAAGGACTTATTTGTAGTAATGTATTAGTACTTTGTTTAGCAATAAGTTGTCCACGTCTAACAACTGCTCCGTCATCTTTATATAAAGGTAATAAGAAGGTGCCTGGAATTTGTGCTGTAAACTTGACAGTAGCAGAATTTGATAAATTTGCCCATATCCAAAATTGGTTTGTTATCATTGGTGCACCTGAAACTGGACGAGGTGCTAAAATCAAACTGCTATTGGCGTAGGTTCCAAAACGACGTAGTATCGTGAATGTCTTTAAACCCTCACTATTCACACTACTTGGAGCTTGATCGTTAATTGCGACAATTGACGGCTCAAATGATTGTGCCATACGTTTAGGATCCTCTGTATGCTCCCATTGCATAATAACGGCTCTGTAAGACGGTGCTTGGTAATCAGGTCCCCATTTTGACCATACACTTGGTTTATCTGCTTGTGAAGGACTACTATCTTTACCCATTGTGTGAAACCAATTTGAAATTTCGCTAAAAATTGTTTGAAAGTTAATTGATTTAGGTGGTTTTACGCCATAACACCATGAATAACCTAATCCTTTATTCCATCCATTAGGGTCATTTCCACATATATTTATTGTATTATTTCCACAAAATCCTGAATGATGAGTTGCCTGCATAGGGTACATTGAACCTTCTGTGGTTTGTCCACAAGCACATACCTGTAATCCATTAGACCAAGCCTGTTCTAATTCTGCTTTTGTAGCTTGTCGTGTTCCAATACGTTTACAAATGGCTGCAGCACTAGCGATTGTTTGATTGTATACTGTTGGAGGACTATCCGCATTAAAATTATATAAAAACACCTCTGATTTAGCGTTTCTATTACGATAAGGTGCCTCTTGTTCAACTAATACATTCACTGCTTGAGCTTCAGTAACGTTTTTTACAGTAATGACAAAGGCTTTACCTGGTGTATCTGTCATACCATAGCCAAGTTGTTGGCCCGATGCCTTATCAGTAACGTAAACCTTAGTTATACCTGTTCCAATAGGTGTAATTACGCGTAAATTCACGTCAAATCTACGTGTTTTAGTGTCATAAACAAAGATATCAGAACCTGCTACAGGAGCATTTGCACATTTTTTATCAATTACTTCAACGCCTTCGCTAGTTTTTCCTTTATTCCATCCACCATTTTGTCCTGCTTCTTCACAATCAAGTTGATTTGATTTGGCTACACACGCATCATAATCAGTGAAAAAATATCCTGGAGGACAAGAACCTACAGTAGGTTGGTATATTACAGGACCTTCTTTACCAGAATGGGATAATTCAGCATCTTTCTTATCATCCGGAAGAATTAACAGACCACCGTGTTTAAACTTATCATTTGTTTGTGGAAACATTGTTTCGCGATCTCTGACACACACACCGCAATTAGAATAATACGGGTCTTTAAGATTCATACAATTGTCACGACTATTCAACAATTCACATCGTTTAGCCTGTTCTACAATTTGGTTTACGGGTGCTAAAGTCTGGGGAGGTGTATCGGGATTTATACCTAATAATGTTTTACTTGTTGGGTCTACATCAAGTAATGAAGTACGTAAGGCATCTTTGACTTGCTTTGAAGCTTGGTCAATTGCCGGCTGTGTACTTACATTAGCAAAATTCGGCTTTGTAACATCCTGTGAATCGGAAAAAGTATTGTATTTCTTTTGACGTAAGGCAACATACGAATCACGATCGTTTGCTAATATATCATAGGCAGTTATTCCGGTTGATGTAAATCCTTCATTACGTTTTTTTAGTACCATTGGTAATACAAAAACAAAAAATACTATCAGTACCATAATTCCAAGAATTAACGGTTCGTTTCCCATTTCTACAATTAGAGACTTTTTTATACATTATCGGGGCGTATATTTGCGGTGTTGTCGTAGTCTCGTGTGATTATTCGGAGAACAACATGTACTTGACGACTTAAGTTGAGTAAAGCAGATGCAGTTTGAACTGCATTACTAGCATTATCTAATGTAGTTGTCAATGCTGTTTCTAAAGCTTGTGTACTACCAAAATAACTTGAAGAAGTTCGTCCTATACTTCCATTCGTAGGATCATCAAACCGACTACGAATAATTATTACGTTACAATATCCTACGGCATTTCTACCATCGCTATATACTCCACTATTACTATTGCCCACGGCTACAACATTATGTCCTTGGGCACGGTTTATAAACATCTCAAAGTCTCGGGCAGCAGGTGTAGTATAACCAGTTACATATCCCTGAATTAAAATATTATCGCCCTCTGCTACTGCACTAAACGGAAACCATTTTGTAGTCCGAATAAAAATATATGCATTTTGGGGTGTAGTAACTACCGTACTACTATACAAACTTGTACCGGCTCCAAGTACAGTCAGTGACGAACTCAAGAATATTTGATTTATAAATTGTACATCACTGTCAGCAGACAATAAATCACCACTATGACGTTCTAAACGAATGCTTAATCGTTGTAGTGTTGCGAGTGGTGTTGGAGCATATATTTTTTGATTTTTTAAGAATTTCGGAATCCAACCAGTAAAACCAGATTTTGTAAGAGGTTGTAAGGGACTGCTAGCACTATTCGGTGCAAGTAAATCACTTGACCAAGTAGTATCGTATTGAATCATAGCAAATGTACTATCTTCATCTACTTTTGTGCTGAATCCATTGTTTTCTAGTTCTTGAATACGAACCCCAACAAATGGCAACGAAAATACATTTATAACACGATTTATATCGTAGGTTGCGGTACTTCCAACAATATTTGTAACACGAACTAAAGTTGTAAGAGATTCCAGAGGCAAAATTGCCTTTACAAATTCTATGCGTTGTATATTGCGAAAACGATTTATTAAGGAAGCGTTAAAATTAAATGAACCGTTTTTTTGGGCACGAGCATTGAAGTTGACACTAAAGTTATAACGATTTTCGGTTGTATTTCGTAGCCAATCACGGTCTGAACTTGTTAGAAAAACATTATATTCAATTTCTCTATATTTTTGAATATCTTCTTGGGGTATAATATACTCTTGAGGACGAGGAGCTAGTAGAGGAGGTGGAGCCTCTGCTTGTGGAGGCACAGGTGCAATTGAACTAGGTGGCGCCTCCTCTTTTATAACTAATTTCTCCTTTTCTTTTACTTCAAGGGTGGGTGGATTGATACCGAGTAAACGAGCCTGTTCCTCTCGTGCCTTTGCCATTCGTTCCATCAATACAACGGGATCCTCCTCATTTTCAATTGAAAGATTTCCAAGACTAAAATCGGGTATTACAGGCATTGTTATGGCAGGCGGTTGTCTTTCTGCTAAAACTGCTTCGTACCGAGAAGAAGTATCGCTAAAAAGACGATTATATTCTTCGTTTGAGACAGCAGCAGATGTTCCGCGAGGCAATGTTCCAATCGTAGTTGTTGTAGGAGGCTGTGCACTTTCCTGTTTTTTCAACCATACATCCATACTTCCAATCGTTTCACGAACTACTTCTTGGTTTAAGGAAGCAACTGGTTTATTTCCCTGAATACGTGCTACTTCTGTCATATAATGTTGAACCGTTTTTTGAAGACGTTCATCCATACGTTGAGGTATTGCCTGTCCTAACTTTGTACTATAATGCTGACGCAAGAAAACAACAACTTTTTGATAATTTGGACCATTTAAAAATGATGTCGGGGTATTACGATTACTCATTTCTCTAATTTAGATGGTTTATATCTCTTTAACCGGTTTTCCGCAACTATGTACATAATCTTGGTAGTGCCTCTTCAACCGCCGCTCGCCGTGGTTTTTCTTCTGAAAAAAGTATATCCCGAAAAGCGTTCATTGTATCATCATCTACAACTTTTTTACAAATATCATAAAATTTTCGTCCACGAAGTAAACATATTATTACAAAAAGACAATACATTCCACATTCACTTCCTTTACGTTGATGACGAATATCATTCCAATATATATTTTCTAATCCTTGTTCTTTCATACGTGCCAAAAAATTCACAATTTCTTGAGGTGGTTCATAACCGTAACTATCAAAATAATATGCCGCCTTAGCATCAATATCTATAAAAGAACACACCCAATGACTTCCAGGTTGGTCGTGTGGATCTAAATTATAAATTATACCTATCTTTGTTTTACCTTTTGCAACACATTCATCTAAATTTAATTTACAAAGTTCATTTACAATACATTGACCCCAAGCGCCACTAGGACTATCAAAATCAATTGGAACAGGTCCTATAAATTCAAAGTTTGGTTCCGCTAATTCATATTGATTCATAACATCCTCAATATTGAAACTATCCAACCATTGTGTAGGTTTTTTATCCCAATTGTTTGGTTTTTCAGGGCGAAAATACTTTAACATATTACTACGGTCTGTTACATCCAATGGAATCTTTTTCACTGCACAGTATTCAGTATTACAGTCATAATGTGTCTTCATTTTTTCTTTTAACGCATTATACAATGCTGATTTCTTTTCAACACCACCGTGACCCCTTTTATTTTTTCTAGTAGCATTTACTACTATTTTATGCCGGGGATGAACACGATTCCATACACGCTGTAATTTACGTAACGATTCCGTTGGTAAACAAGATTCTCCGCCCCGACGGCGAAGAGCAGGACTACATTGTACACTAGGATCCATCTTATATTATTGTATGAAATAAAGTTCGTATAAGTAAGAAATGACCGAACTAAGTGATGTTTATTTTCGACGATTTGTTATACCAATTGTACTCACAATTCTTTTTTTATGCGGAGCAGCCGTGGTTTTAGTAACACCGCCCGGTAGTTCTGTGAAATGGGATTCATTTGAAACTGTATTTCAAACAGTTAAAAACAATGTGTAAAGTAAAGAATGAGCAATATTGCTGTTAGTATTTCAATCGCAATTTGTATAATTTTATTTACAGTTGTAGTTAGTACATTCTCTACATTACTTCCAAAAGATAATGCACAAAATACAAAACTATTAGCAGTAATAAGTGTATTTAGTTTTACTGCTAGTATAACAGCATATGCTTTAGCACTTTATCATTTTAGTCACAATCCTCAATATTTAATACACTTTATTTTAGCAATTACATTATTGGTACTATTACCGGCGGCACTTATTAGTACAAGTGTTAGTGCTATAAGTGTAAGTAATTTACGTGATACATTAGCTGCAGGCACATAAAGAGCAGTAGATGTATATTTATTTAATGGAGGCTTTAGTAACACCGTTTATTTTTTTAGGACCGACTGTTTCAGGTAAAATTCAAAAAGCTCGTTCTTATATTGAACAGGCTTACAACTGTAAACTTACACTTCCATTAGTGGAACGTAAATTTACAATTAGTGGTGATTATGAGGCTCGTGTGTTAGCAAGTCCGTATCATTTTGAAATTGATGTTCCCAATCTTAGTATGCAGGATAAACAAATTATTGGTGAATTATTAACCACATTTTTTATGAGTGGCGATGTATTAAACGCTTTAAGGACTAATACACGTAAATTAGTTATTTTACGACGTGCTCATTCACTAAGTCTTCCGGCGGCAATACGTGTACGAGCAATATTACATCAATTTGTGCTCCCACCCGACGCTACAGGTATGTTATGGTTCACAGCTCGTGAAATGAGCGGAAGTCTTGCTGTATTAAGTGACGCATGCGTTATACAAAGTGTTCCACGAATGCCGTACAACAATTGGTTAACGAGCGATATAGACGATCGTTGTAAAAATGAGGAAGCCTATGAACGTTGTTGTGGACGAATAGAACGAGCACAAGAAATAGCTGAATTTTTTTCATCGGAAACATCTATTGTATGGCCACGACGAGTCTACGATTTTTATGATGAAACTATTAAAATTCTTATTAACGCAGCAACACAGGGAAAGGCAAATATCACTGTATTAAAATGGATACGCAATAGAATATATCAGGCACTTAGTTTATGTCAATCGCCGCCTGATATCATTGATAGTTTTGCCTCAGGAATACAAAATAATGTAGATTTATTGGAACCAAATGTTTTTTGGCTAGCAATGAAAAGTCTAAGTAATGCAGAACCGCATACTTCATACAGAACGCCATTAAGTTTAGAAAATGCTTTATTACAATTGTATGAAGTTATCAGAAATCATACAAAGAAATCGCCACCCACAGATAATGGAATCACTAATGAAACCGTTCAAACAGGCAATGAATTTAGCGAAAAACAAAGTATTAAACCAAAGGCAGTTAACAATCGACGAAGTAGTCCAATTAAAAAATCAATTAAAAAAGGTTAATTGGGATGAAGGTACAATTTTAGATTATATGGAGCATCATAATGTTTTACAAACAACATATATTTATGAAGGTGGACAACAATTGAATTTATGGAGTCATCGTAAAGTAAATAAGATTGTTGATACTGTTGGAAAATTATTAGCGTGGTTAGGAACACCTAAAGGGTTTACGGTAAATCTTTGGTTACAAGATAAACCACGTATCATAAAAGCCAATCAATGGCCAGATAAAGGTACAGTGAACGGAGGATTTACATTTCAGGGGTCAAATACTATATATATTTACAGAGAAGAAGAATATGAACGTGTACTTATTCACGAAATAATACATGCTCTACAATGGGATTGGAAAATGCCTTCATATCCATTATTGTGTTGGAATATTCAGGGAACATTAGCACCACATTTATTTGAAGCGTGGACAGAATGTTATGCAGAATGGTTATATTGTGTATTTTATAACATATCGTGGAGGCAACAACTTAATTGGCAACGTTATCAGGCACTCCAAATTTTATCACGAGGCGGCAATACTAAATGGAACGAAAATACAAATGTATTTGCGTATTATATATTAAAACATGCTCTTGCTCAACATATGCTTTTTTTATTGACTTTTCAGCAGGGTATAACAAGCACAGAAAACAATTTTGTACTTTGCGATTTAGTAAAGATACCTTTAGAACAATTGTATAAAGAAGCACTATCGATAACTCCAGAAATTATGAGTCTGCGCATGTCATTAAAAAATGATTGATTTATTTATATATTAAACAAATTAATATGGGAATACGTGGGTTAAGTAGTTGGATACGATGGGCAGCACCAACAACAATAGAAAATCCAGATTGGGGTCCATTACGAGGTAAAAAAGTTGGAGTTGATATATTAGGATTCTTATATCGTGCTAAAGCAAAAAAAATACCTATTTTACACTATTTATCAAAATTTGTTGTAGCCTGTCGTAAATGTGGTATTATTCCAGTTCCCGTATTTGATGGAAAACCGCCAGATGAAAAACGTGTAGTTTTGGAATTACGAAACAATCGTAGAAATAATGCAGAAATGAAACACACTAAATTAGTATTTGATTCATCTCAAATACCCATACCTGAAACACGTCAACTCATAATAAGTGAAGAATTACAACGTCTTGAGAAACAATCTAATTACTTAACTTCAGATGAAAGAAATATTGCTAAACAATTCTTTTACAGTTGCGGTATAATGTCGTATAACGCAAGTGGAGAGGCAGATAATGTTCTAGCATACTTAGCACGACGTTCAATGATAAGTGCCGTAATAAGTAATGATTATGATCATCTACCACGCGGTGTACAATTATTACTTGTTCCAGAAATGTATGCTCTTCCTGGAGATAGTGAAGGATGGAAATGTTATTCACTAAACACTTTATTACATGCAGTTG